TGGTCCCATTCTTTTTCGCCATTTTATTCATGTAGAGCACCGTGCTTTCGCGCTGTGTGGCTGCATTCCAACCCAATGTGGCATTCGCGGCATTCACGGCAGTAAGTTCGGCATCGTTGTATGCGTTTGCGTTTGTAACCAGCGTGCCAACATCATTTAATCCGGTATACAATGGGCTCGTCAATAAATTCATTTTTGTAACTTCTGCCTGTATTTTTTTCAATGTTTCCACATTTGTGGTTTTGAGCGTGGGATTTGTCGCAGCAGTAACTGCAACAATTAATGCCATGGCTGTGTTATTGCCGGCGATATCAGGAGGAGGAAGATTCCACTTTGCAGTGTACCCATATTCTTCCGTTGTTACTGGGCGCCCAAGACGGCTTAACACTTGCGCGATTGTGAAATTTTTCTCTTTTTCTTTCAGGTTTTTCATCATTTGGTCCCATATGATCTGCGCATTGGTTTTGAACATGGATCCGTCCAACGAACACGAGAGACGCGCCATGTCCATACCCGTCATATCAGCCAGATTGCCTTGGTACAGATACATCGTGAGTTGAACGGCAAACAAAGGGAAATTGATGCACCTTCCGGACGGAACACGAATTCCCATTAAGCTCGCAAAATCAGGCAACCTTCTTTCATTTGTGAGTTGCTGTAGAACAGCGCGTTCATTGCGTTTCTTATAAAAAAACTCCTTGTTCCATGCATAATTGTTGAAAACCATGGTTTTTCCGTCGTATTGCATTTGCGCATTTCGGTGAAACATGTTTTCCAATATCACGGCGAAATTGGCGCCGAGCACGGGCATGTTCGGTTGTTTTGAGATGATGAGAGCATTGGAACGCGTTAAACTGGAAGAAGAAGACGCGAGTGATCCCCGTATTTTCGCGTCTATGAACGGTTTCAACATCATGGACACCGGTTTGGCGCCGGCAATTTCACGCACCCCCACGTCGTCAAAGTCCATGAACTGCCATTCCTTGGGATCTAGCAACGCGGGACACATGAACGGGTTGTGCAGGGCGCTGGAGTTCGGAATGAACGCGCCCTCGGCCACCGCCGCCGTGAATTTGGCGTCCATGGACCACGACATCTTTGCATTACCAACATTGTATGCATTGAGCGCTGCAAGCGCCTCCTCAATTCTATCTTGGTTGGCCTTTGTGATCTGAATTTCGTCGTACTTCATTTTGGACAACATCGTGAGAATTTTCTTGGCTTGTGTGTAAGCATACACCGCATTTTCAAATGTGTTGTTTCTATTTTGGGCAAATGAATTGACAACATAAGGACCGTGATTTGCCGTTGTGTTTCTTAAATTGGGAGTTGCATTCGTAGTATCCGGATCGGCAAAGAATTGACTGTTGGCCCATCCAGCGTTAACACCAACAGAATCAACATTATTGGAATTGCTCAATAAATTGTGCAAAATCATGACATGCTCATCAAACGAACTTATGTAGGCATTTCGTGGGAGTGTCATTATGTTCGCTCCTCTAATATTTAACTTTTTCCACCAACTTATCATTAAATTGGTTGCACTATCACTACCAACTTGAGTAGGAAGATCAGTTCCTGAATCAGCGCATAAATTATTTAAATTATTTATGATTGTGTTGAATCCAGTTGGTCCATTCACTTTGTCATTTGCATTTACTATGTTCCAGACTGCCATATTTTGCACAATCTCTGTCATTTTTTCTTTGATTCCACGTTCCGCATATAACCCATTTATTGAAGTAAATGCAGTATTAAGACATGCTATTAACGGCTGATTGACACCCGCTGGCACTTTAATTGCATCATCCATCACCTCTTCAATGTTTTCTGGCCATTCGCCCATGTTTCCAATGAATGCGCGAGGACTGCTGCAGCAATCCACAAAATACAGCAAATCATTCTTACTCAATTGATCCAAATCTGGATACCATTTCAGCGTAAAAAAATCGTCCATGTTTGCAATTTTTAAATGTAAACTCGCGTCCATGGCCAACGGATCAGATTTTCGTAAAACCGATAAACGCTGGCCAACGTAATCATCATACCGTGTTTTAACACCGGATTGAGTTACATTATCATAATACAGCGTCACGCGAATTGTGGTTTCGTACAACATGCTGTAATCTCTTAGTGCAGAAAAAAATGCATCTCCAATGAACTGTCTATCTTCCGGACTGTTAACCTTTTTCATTTGCGATTCTTCGTATCCAATTGCCGCAATTTTGATACAGATGCGTTTTTTTGATGCAATTTCACTAGCGTTTTTTTCGGCAGTTTTGAAGATTAGTTGCATCATTTTGTACACATAGTCCATGCAACCGCGTTGGTTCAAAGTGCCATCCTCCACAATGAACGTTTCGCCCGGAAACCAAGCATGAATGACAAATGTATTTGCCGGGCCGCGAAACGGAGGCGCAATGGACATGAGTGGCGGTGGATAAGCCGTTGGCAAATTCGGTTCAGTATAATCTTGCACACCATTTTCATAAGTTGGTGGGCGCATCAATTGCACATGCTTATTTATCCATTTTCTGTTTCCTGCGCGTCGTGCAATAGTTTGAGTGCATTCATATTGATAATATCCAGGGGTTGTCCAGTTGTAAATTGAATTTAATAGTGGCTGTGTTGGTCCTGGTGGATTAAAAAATAAATTTGCATGAATTTGTTGATCAAAGTATTCTGCAGCACCGGTATACGCATTCCCATTGGCTCTGTCATAAGTGTTGACACTTGTTGCAAATGCAGTCGCACTATTATTTTTGTTAATTAAATATCCAACCATATTCTCATCTTTTGCCTGCGAAGGAGACACATATTGTTCTTTCCAACTATACGTGCAACTGGCAGTGCCAGCATTATTAGCCTTTGAAGTTTCTGTTGGCATTTTGGTCGGATTATCAAACCTCATTTTTGGATAAGACGCTTCTTCATGATTGGGATTGATGTGGTATTTATTTTCGGTCAGCGGATCTTCCACCGGTGTCCACCCTTCTTTCAGCTCTTTCAAATCGGTTTCACTCATTTTTCCCAAAATATGTTGAATCAATTCCGGGTTTTGCTTGAATATCCAAGTGTAATCAAAATACACCGGGCCGCAAATGACATACAAATCATCGTCATGCACGGTTTCAAATTCGGTTTTTTGTTGTTGAGCATCGGATTGTTTTGACCTTTCTTCTTTTGTTGCGCTTTTTTTATAAAATGTTTTCAAATAGTCGGCCTTTTCCATGAGGTTTGCTACATTAACTGTCGTCGCACTTGCAGTATCAACCGCCTGAGCCTTGTCGCTATATTTCAATAAGGAAAGCAGTGTGTCATTGTCATATGCAAACGCAGCAAAGTTGTCAAAATTATCTATCACGGAATCCATTGCTTTTTTGATTGCAGCCAATGCATCAGGTACATTTGTTGCTGCCGCATTATCTTTCACATAATTCGTAATCGCAAGTTTGGCCGCGGCATACACGGCATCCCCTGCCGCACATGCGGCGCCGATCAACGGATTTAATTGTCTTCCCGCAAATGGTACAGTAGCGTATGCAATCAAACGTGCTTGAATTTGTGGTTTTAATTCAGTAGGATTTGCACCAAAATTAATGGCAGTAAATAAGTGAGTTAATATTGCATCCGCAGAAATTGAAGCTGCAACTTGATTCGTAATAAACGCTCTCGTGGCAATTGCTACTGCGCACACGATGGAATGCGATTTAGTGGTTGTGGATGCGCCAATTGCACGACCAATGAAATTATCGTAATTCACTCCTGTTGCGGTGTCTGCAGCAGCAGCAGTAATCGCAACCTTGGCTTCTTTTGTAATAGTTACCGAGGGTGTCAAATGACACGGGTATTTGTAATACAGCCGTTCCAGCAATTTTTCATAATTCAGGTTATAATCGGGCGTGGATTTGAACGTATACAGCCGGGTTTTGTCTTGAATGATTTTCATTTTGTTATTATTTCGTAAAACATTCCGATTGGGCAAACCGGTTTTTATCACAATTGTTTGTAGAAAGTAAGCTATATTTTCAACATTATATGAAGGCATATCCGTGTGCACTTGTGTCGCAAGTGCAGAAACCATTCTTGAATTCATTGGTGGGACATAATTTATAATACGTCCGAACAACCCAACCGATTTCGCATATAACCACTTAAAATAATTGAAGTAATACGTGAGTGCCTTTTGAGAGATTGATCCAAATTTATTGGTTGCAACATTGAGGTTTTGGAATCCAAATGCGTTTATTGCGATAAATTGGGTGGCAAGCGGAAGATAATCTAGATAATTAATTGGAACAACCTGAGAAATCGGAATGGCAGTGCTCACCGGGGTGGTGTACAATATTGCAAACCTTTGAAACAGACTAGTTGTTGTTTCACTTCTTGGAGTCGTTAATAAAACAGTTAAATTGAACACTTTCGTCATTTCAGTTTTTATTTTCTGTTGATCCGCATTCGCATCTTGGAACGATTGTTGTATCCATTGAAGCGCGCGCTTGTGTTTGTTTTGGTTGGCGTACTTTACAAATTTTTGAAACAAGTCCCATTGCATGAACACGGTCGCCGCTGCATCCTTCATGTTCAACTTCCCGAACATTTTTTTGAATTGAAAATTGGTTTCATAAAATGCGTCCACCTTTTCTTTGACGACGTCAAATGATGTGGGGACGTACACCAAGTAATCGCACGACGTGGACTGAGTTTTCTTTTGTTCCTCGTCCAAGTCCACGACGTATTCGGATGCGGAATTCGCGACAATCATTTTTTGGGTCAATATGTGAATGTTTTGTGTTCCTTCTTTTTTCTTGTCTTGGGGGGTGGCTTGGGGCTTGTCTTTGTCTTTGCCCTTGGCTTTGTCTTTGTCTTTGTCTTTGACTTGACTTCCGTCCTTGTCTTTGGCATCGCTGGTATTTGCCACAATGGAGTTGAACGTGACAACTACCGAATTGTACGTTTCCATTTTCAAATTTGCCGAAAACCCAGAAGTCTGGGCGTCATCGTCGTCCCCAAACAAATTCAAGTTCATGGTCCAGGGTCCAGGGCACAGGGTCCAATGAATGAATAAATATTAAACTATGTTTATATTTTAATATTAACAAACACACAAATCACAACCCGCTGAGACCTTCAACCCCTTCAAAACTTGGCAGATCGGAATGCAGTCAAGTAATTGCTGTACTTCATGTTTTCGCGCTGTTTTTTGGCGCGTTCCAGCACGTCCATGGCGTCGCTGATTTCCTTGTCGGTGACAACATTGGCCGGACCGTGCCCGGCTTTGGACAAGCCGCCGATGGCAGCGCCGCCGTTGCTGCTAGGTCCCCCACTGGGGCCTCCGTTGCTACTGGCCCTCAAACCCATCGCCGCACCTTGGGCGATGACCCGGTATTTTTCGGGCATGATGCAGTATTTGCTGTTGGCGTTCAGACCGTAATCCGCCAGGACCACGAACACGGCGGTCAAAATGAGCGCCATCACCAAATCGCGCGTGCCCATCCAGCACACCGAAAACACGAGCAGCTCCTTGCTCAATGCCGTCTTCAGAAAATTCTCGGTGGAGGGGTCCAGTTTCAGCTCAATGTAGCGCGCGCCAATGTTGAGCATTATCATGACCACGCCTGCAAAAAACAGGCTGTTGTTCAGCCGATACGCCGCATAATTAAACCATCCCGTTACAAAATGAATCGTGTCCATGATTTTCAATGTTTTCAATACCAACTCTGCAATGATTAATATAATGCAATAAAATAATATTGGGCAATTAAAACAGTTGACGTTTCAGGCGACTCACGCCGGATTTCAGAGCGTCAACGCCATCCATCATCATGCGACGACCATTGCGAATGTGGGGGCGGAGTGCCGGTGTGAAGCCTTCTTTTGCTGGGTTGGCTGGGTTGGTTGCTGGGTTGGTTGCGTTGGTTGCTGGGTTGGTTGCGTTGGTTGCTGGGTTGGTTGGGTTGGTTGCTGGGTTGGTTGCTGGGTTGGTTGCATTGATCGGATTTGTGGTCCAGTTGCAACCTGGATCGCACATATTGGCAATGGACACGTAATTGTTTGAATTTGCGGGATCTTGCTTGCATGAATTGTCCGCATTCATAGAAGATATGTCCATTTGTTTGATGGCCTCCAGCTTCAGTTGCAGTTTTTCGCCGTTGCTCCCGTCAAACAGCGCGGGGCTCAACATGTATTGAAACCCTGGCGGTTGATTCCCAGCACCACCCACTCCTTTCATGCAATATTTTTCCCTAAATTCCGTTGCCGATCCGAATTGAATGGCTGATGGTGCAATTGCGGCATAACCAAGCAAGGGATGCATCGGCGAATCCAGTTTCATGTTGAAACCTTCTTTTTGGCCGTGGGTTCGCTGTGACTGCATGAACGAAATTGCAATGACCAAGGCAATGATGCCTGCAATGCGATGACACACTGTGAGGGCAATGATGGCCGTCACCATGACCACTTTGCCTAAAACATTGTCTTTCAAAAACAAAATGGGGGAAGCCCAAATCATGCACGCAAACAGGAATGCAACTGTGACGTACCCGAATTCCGGATCCACCTGTTTGAAGTACTGTTGCAACGAATGCATACAAACAAACAATGTTTTAAATGTGACTATTATTATATGTGTTATTTTTTTTTGGGGAACCATAAGACAACAATAAGATAAACAAAACCAAAATATTATCTGCTCATTTTATTAGGAGAGGTATGTCTGGATATTTGCAATATTCAAATTATGGTGATGATGAACCACCGACGTCCATGAATGTTCAACCCAAAAGAACATTAAGGACAAATCAACGAACACTGCGAGCAAAGCCATCTGCTGCGCGATTGACACAAGCCCCGAAACAACAAATGCAACAACCGCCACAACCGCAAATGCAAATGCAACAACCGCAAATGCAAATGCAACAACCGCAAATGCAAATGCAACAACCGCAAATGCAAATGCAACAGCCGCCACAGCAACAACCGCAAATGCAACAGCCGCAACACAAGTATATGCAAGAACTTATTCAACAAATGCACAACGGTGGAGGAGACAGCGACAGTGAATCTGATTCGGACACTAGTCACCAAGGACAAATGCAACAACAGTTTCAAACGCAATCCGTTCCAAATAGAAACCGGTTTGCAGCGGCCAACAGCTCGGATCTGAACGCTAGGTTAAACCCAGCGCCGGCATCCGCATCCGCCTCCGCATCCGCATCCACCCTATCAAAAGAAGGGTTTGCTTTAGCCAATGCAGTGTTCCAGGCCTCCAATGCAAGTGACGCCGAAAACAAGGACGTTCTACTGCAAAAGTTAGACCACATCATCTCTCTGTTGGAAGACCAGCAAGATGAACAAACCGGTCACGTGACTGAGGAGTTAGTTTTATACTGTTTTTTAGGCGTGTTTATTATTTTCATCGTGGATTCGTTTGCGCGCGCGGGGAAATACGTGCGTTGAAGTCATGCATCCATTGACCGCAATTAAATTAAATGTTGTAATATTGTAAACACAACCATACAACAATAAAGTCAATGAAATACAATCGGGATATCGGTATTGTGTCTAGGCGCACTGAAATGTATGCATGCGGTCTCATTGCCAGTGCAGTCATTGTGGCGGTTGCATGCGCTTTTTACAAAAATGTAAAGGAATCATTTCAAGGCAACTCCAATCAAGGCAACCAAAGAAAAGGCAAATTAATGTTCAACGGGTCTTACCCCAGCGCTCCCGTGGTGTGCTTGGCGGGGAACAAGCATGTTCCGTGCACCGCATTTAGCAGCGGATAAATGCACGAACCCATTAATTCGCGGGTTTGTAAAACAGGTAGAAGTATTGATATTCTTTTTGTGCTTTGACAAGGTCAATTTGTCCAAGCATGTTAAATCCAACGCCGGCGGCCAGTTCAATGAACGTTTGCGGCGACGGCATTTTAAAGTTGCGCACGTGCTTGCGCGTCTTGCCCGTTTTGTCGTCGGTGAACACCTCCCGATACTGCACAAAATCATTCGGGAAAATTTGCACGTCGGACTTGTATTCAAAGTCGTTGAATTTCACCACGTTTTGCGCTTTGCTTCTGTTTTCAGCGGGCGACGAGGACCCCAGCAAACTGGCGGCATTGAACCGGCGCGGGTCCACCAAATGCAGCACAAAGTAGCCGCCCGGTTTCAGCCACGTGTAAATGTTGGAAAACAGTTTCTCCGTGTTGGGAATGTAGTACACCTCAAAGTTCATCATGGACACCAGCGTGAAGCTCTCCGGCTTGAATGACGACACCGCCGTGGGATCGCCCTTCACGATGTTCAAGTTCAGCTTGGGATTCGCTTTTTTTGCTTGCGCAATCATGTCGGCCGAGGATTCAATGCCGGTTATGTCGGTTACGCCGTGCTGAATGAAGGCATTCATGTAGGCGCCTGTTCCCGCACCCACATCCAGCGCAACCGTTTGATTGGATATGTCCGGGTATTTGTTGATGATTGTGCCCACCTCGTAAGCGTTGTTCACTGTTTGGTTGAACAGTTGGTCATGCACGGCAGCATAAAACGCGTCTTTCATGTCGGCGCCATTTTTCACAATGACGTTGCTGCTGCTGCTGCTGCTGCTGCTGCTGCTGCCGCTTTGCACGAAGGACTCAATGAATGATCCCGAATACGGGACAGGCTGCAGCCGAAGCTTTAGCCGCTGAAGTTTATTATAAGCAGACACCAGCAACAAGAACGTGATTGCCATCAGCAGCACGCCAAACCACACATTTTTTTCAATGGATTTGCAAAAAGTGTTGAATGCATCATTGATTGCGCTCATGTTATTGTGATGTTGCGATGGTGTGATGTTGCGATGGTGTGATGTTGCGACGGTGTGATGTTGTGATGTTGTGATGTTGTTATTAAATATATGTTATATTGTTATTTTTTTTAAATAATAACATAATAATTGCACATTCACTGGATTGTTTCTGAAGCCAAATGAATGACACCGAAATCAACGACATTCGCACCGAATTCAAAGGCATCACCTTTTCAAAATACAAGAAGCCCGATGCGCGCAAAGAGCTACTGAACTGCCTAAAAAATGGGAAAATAGAAGAAGCGTGTTACTGGACCGCCGAATTCGTGTGCGCGGGACACTACCAAGAGCTGTGGGACATCATCCTCACCTGTTTCGGCAAGCACATCCACTTGGCCAATCCCAAGCTGTGCATGTATTTGGAACTGCGGTACGACGCGTTCAAAGAAATCGTGGCCAACGGCTACATCGGAAATGAACTGCGCATGCGCAACAACCCGCGCATTCGCACACTGTTTGCCGAAATCGTGTGCGTTTTGTGCAACTCCAAAAAGAAATACAGTTTGGAAGGCATCAAGGTTAAGAAGGCCGACTTTGACAGCACCGCCATGACCGACAAACTGAAGGCACCCACCGTGTCGTACGTTAGTCCCGTGTTTCTGCCCGGCGATCCGAAAGAGCTCTACATTGCCATCAACGAATTTGCATTCCACATCTCTAAAGATTCCAAAAACAGTTTGCAGGCGTCTTACTGGCTGGAATGGGTCATGGAATTTGAACAATTATGCCGCAAAAAAAAACAGAAGTGCATGTGCGAACGCCGCAGCGCCATGCCCGTGGATTCCAAATTCCAAATGGACCCGATTTGGATCATGTGGGAACTCATTGTGGGGCAAGCGCGCGACGCCGCGCCGTTCATGCCAAAACTCATGCAAAGTCTACTTAAACTGTATTGCCTGAGATACACCGACGGGGTGAAAAAAAAACGGCGGTATTTGATTTACTTTGCGATTTGCTTGCTGACTGAACCGTTCATAATGACGCAAGAAATGGTCTCAAACAAGGAAACCATTGAGAACGTGGTGAAAAAAATAGACACGGTCTACAAACAAGTGAAAAAAAATGAAATTGCTCCCAAGACCGACTATTTGACGGGGGCAGGCGGCACAAAATCGGATTTAGATAAAACCATTGAAAAAATGGACAAACTGAATTCAATGAACACCGTCATTCGGTTTGCTTGAATCAGAAGATGGGGAAGAAGGAGAAGGAGAAGGAGAAGGAGAAGGAGAAGGAGAAGGAGAATAACTCATTGCAAACTCAAATATTCGTGCATATGAGTACATTTGGGACAACAATGCAATGGATTATGGGTTATGATTGCGTGATCTAATGTATATATTTTTATCTTCTTTTACATATATTGAATATTAAAGATCACACCACGTTGAATGGATTTAACACCTGCGGCACCACTTGCACCTGCATCTGCACCCTCGTTTGCATCCGACAACATGAACGATGAGTCTTCATCCATGTCGTCTCTGTTGATTCGCGGACTATTGATCGTGCTGCTTTTGGCGCTCATCGGATTCAATGTGTTCACTTATTTGGATGACATTGTGGAATGGTTCAGCAACACATTGGGGGCACCATTTCGTTCCGTGTCCCGGTTTTTGGGGTATGCTGTTGCCGACACGGCTCAAACCACCGTGGATGTGACAGCACAAGGCACCAAATCCGCAGTTGACATTGCTGCCGGTGCCGCAACCAGTGGAATTGACGTGCTTCAGCAAACAATTGGAGAAGGAAATCAAGCCAATCAAGCCAATCAAGCCAATCAAGCCAATCAAGCCAATCAAGACGCTTCACTGGAAAAGGCGCTGTCGCATGCGAAAAAACAGCCTCCGCAACCGGATGACGCAACTAGTCGCACGCAGCGAACCGGAAAATCCGGCTTTTGTTACATTGGAGAAGACCGAGGATTTAGAAGCTGTATTAAAGTGGGTGAACAAGACACTTGCATGTCGGGAGACATTTTCCCAACCCAAGCCATTTGCATCAATCCCCGTTTGCGACAATGACGCACATGAATGTAAATGCAAAACAATCCCGATTTTCAAAAAACAAAATCGTGTTAAAACAATATAAATGATTCGTATTATTAAAATACATAAATATTAATTTATAGCATTACTTTATAACCTTCAAACATGTCTGATTCTGAGGTTCCTGTACAACCTGAAGCGCAACCTGACGCGCAACCTGACGCGCAACCTGACGCGCAACCTGACGCGCAACCTGACGCGCAACCTGACGCGCAACCTGACGCGCAACCTGAAGCCGAAGTTCAAGCGCACTATGAATCGCTTGAAATGCCCGTCCCCCAAATGACCCTGGAGGAGCTTAATGATTTTTTCAACTCGGTTGAAATAAAACCACCTCACATTGTCTTTAATCAAGAACAGTATGACCGAGATTTGGCCGACGGATTAATCACTGCATCAAGAAGCCTTAATAATAGTCCCTATTTGCCCGCCGAACTTAAGGCTGCACATGGCGCAACGACCGTCAATGTTGCGCCCGCTGTTGGCAAAAAGAAAGTTGTGATTGCAATCACCATTGCACACAATTGGCCTGCCGACTACCTTCAAAAGTGTTTTAATGCCTTTTGCACAGTGTATGGAATTAGCCCTGTTCCAAGCATGGAAGTCATCAACTTAGGTTCATTAACCTCAAATGGAAACATAATTTTGGGCAACCCACCTCTTGCAACATCTCAAGAAGCAGCAGCAAATCAATCCATCATTGAGGCCATCAGCACTTACATAAACACTGGCACAAATGGAACACTTCTGTCAAGTGTCACTGGTATCACAACGTCGACCCGCAATTTGTTGACCGGCATCGCACGTTTTAATCACAGCGAAAATGCCGTTAAGGTTGGTTGGTTGGGTGAATTGATACTCAACTTTTGGGCAATTGCCATGAATCCAAATGCGCATTTTCGCATAATAAATGGCGCCAGTGCCATGGGAAATGATCTTTACAACACAGTTATTTATGCTTCAACCGACGCCAACTTTGCAAGTAATCAATATGGAACCACCGATTACATAAACATGTCGTGGGGAGACACAATCCCTGGTGGAGATCGCAAACATTTGGACGATCAAATATTCATTAACCCAAGAATATGTTATTTTGTAGCAGCTGGAAACACTCGCTGGGCTGGATATCCTGCAACATCAAACAATGTGATGTGCGTTGGTGGTGCATCTCTTTATTACGCGGTCAACGACCCAATCAATCTTCCCACAAATCCCAATGTAACACTGTGGGTTGGACCAACCATTAACCCAAACCCAAACAGCGATGTGAATACAGGAGGTGGAACCGGATTTTCACATTCCATTGCCGACGGTGGTGCATATGAAAGACCGGAGCATCAGTCAGGCACGACGAATGGTTTGCAAATCCTCACACAATCACAATACAACAACAATCGTCGTGTGTGCCCAGACATGTGCTCGCTTGCTGATCCTGTCACTGGGTTAACGATTTTGTTTGTGAATAGCGATGGTTCAAAGGTTTCATTGGTGCTCAGTGGTGGAACATCCCTCGCGAGTCCATTGCTTGGTGGGTTGTTTTCCCACCTGAGCCAACGAAGATACAATGAAGAGTTGACTCCATTGACCACCCGATTGACCGAGGTGGGGGGCGCCACTTTGACTGGTTCCGTCAATTTACAGAAGTTTCTTTACAACAATTTTCAATCCAATGTGGTGGGAACCATGTTTTATGACATAGTGTCTGGAACAACCAGACTCCATAATGACTATAGGTTGGGACCTAATAATGGGGCCACCTTCACAGCCAGTGCGGGTTATGATATTGCAACCGGCTTGGGATTTCCTCAAATGCAGAGCATTTCCAACATAATGTTTCCTTTGCAACCCGTGCAACAACCAGGACAACCAGGACAATCGGGCACTGGTTCTGCCACACTCGTACCGTCCGTAAATCCCCTTTTGACAACTTCCAAAATTACGTTCCGATTTAACATCCAATAACCGACTGCGGATCTACAACCGTCGGTTTCAAATGGATGGCTAAATGTCCAAATATTCAAATCTAATATTCAAGTGTATTCAATGAAATGCATGTGCAATAAACCATTGCACATGTATGTTTCACTAGGTAATCAATAAATTACGAACAAATTTCAGTGTAAGTGAGATTCAACAACGGACACAATTCTTTGGGATCAAACTCAATGCTATGTGCACGCGATGCGCATAATTCTTCTTCAATGAAATTGATGATTGGACACACCTTGTGAATGTCTTGCGTTTCTTGCGTTTCTTGCGTTTCTTGCGTTTGATTTGCATAGTACTCATTGTGCAATATGCGAACAGACATGGCATCGTCGCTCATCATTTTATCATGATGTTCGTGGCTGGAACAAAACGATGCATTGTATTTTTGCAACAGCACGCACAACTCTTGAACTGGGGAAGATGATGCATTGGAATTGGACACCGCGTGGCACAACTCATGATCCACAATGTCAATCAGCGGGCACAAATCACTCGGATTCAAAGAAGATGAAACAGGAATGGAAGCCATGATAGTATAAGAAAATAACAACATCAACGGCACAAAAGGAACAATTTTCATTTGCTAAATGTATATTAATTTATATGATATACATTTATGTTTATTTTATTGCATTCTTATTGCATTTTCATGGTTTAATTGTTTTGGAATCCATGGGCCATTTGGTATTGCCTGATGCATTCGTCACCTTCAATTTGTAATTGTACAGCGGCACGGTCGTGTCAACGCATATCTGAATTACAGGGCCCGGCACGTCGCAGTCACTCGTCAAAGAACAATGATTTTTCGGCCCATTGCAGTTTAATGACACCGTGCGCATGACGCCGTTGATGGGGATTTGTATTTCAGGCAGGTTGTCCACATTCGGATTCGTATACGTTTGCGTTTGCGTGGCCCATGATTTTTTGCGCGTGAGCGCATTGCGCGACGCCATGGAGTATTGCTGCGCTCGCGACATTTGTGCACTGTTTTTTTTGTATTTCAAAATCTCGGTCTTTCGTCTCTCGTCCAGTTTATATGTGCTGTAAGGGGGCAGGCCATTCATGCAAGCTTCATACCCGTAATTGCTATCACAGTTCGGACAGTTGTTTCCTCCAACGCGAGTCCAAACCCGCGGTGGAACGGGAACATACCCCACACCGCCGCACGCGCTGGTGCTTTGATTCCCCAACACAAACGGGATTGACATTTTGAAAGGGCGAGAGATATTCGGATTAAATTAACCCAATATTTAAATTACTTCCTTTTTCTAATGGATGCAAGGGTCAAAATGGTCAAAATTGTGATTGCAGCGACGCCCATGCACGTTCGCACCGTGGTCGCCTCTCTCACCGTTGCCACCGATGCGTCCTTCAATTCGTGCTGCAGTTCGGTCGCCAGGTGCGCCGCATTGGCCACGCTGGACTCCATTGACGTGAAACTGTACGAGCTGTTGCCGTTTTGCACGCCGCAATTGTACAAGTTTTCATGAGTGATGGATCGGTTCGGCACGTATCCGTGCGTGGTCGTCATAAAAGCGTGATTGAACGGCACCCAACGTCTCTCGTCTGCATTGTACGCACTCTGCGTTAAAAACTGGTAATCCGGTTCCGGCAAATTCGGGTAAATTTGTTTGAGCTGTCGGAACACTTCGTTCATCACGCCGCGCTTCTCGCCAATCTCGTTTGCGCTGACGCCCGAATGATCCGACGGCGCATCCGGCATGGTGACCACCGCCGAAATCACGGTCCGAGACCGCGGGTCATTGAAGTCCATGTAGTCAGACAACACGATGTTGCCGACCCCCCACGACGTGCGAGGATAGCCCCATATCTTCGGCACATTGATTTTAGTGCGCCAGTGAAAAATTACCGAAATGTAGGGCAAGTACTGCGTGGATTGCTGAAAGCGGTCAAACTCGGGACCGAATGCGCCCTCCAGGTTTGCATGCGCGTTCAAAATGTGCTGCACTTCTTGCGGCGGACACGCCAGAATCACGTGCTTGCATGCGCACACCGCGGGTTTAGATGCATTTGCACGCGCGTCTCTCACTGCCACCCCCGTCACCCGATGCGCGTCGTTGCCAAGCGCGTTTGAAACAATAAACCGGTCAATGGCCGCATTTTTCACGATGACCACGCCGCGCTTCACGAGCGCATCCTCCCAAATGCGAAACAGTCCCACATCATTCGGCACCCGGGGTTGATAAATGCCGTACAAGAAATTCTGATTCAAAATCTGCAGGAAACTGAAGAGTGTGTAAGTGTCGGCGCTGCCGCCGTCGGTGAGCCGTCCGATGCGGTCCAATATGTCAATGGATTCCCTTGAGAATCCATGAGACGAGAGATATTCCATTAATGTGATTTCTTTAAATGCATCGTTCAACGTGGCGAAACTCCAAAACAGGGTGGCAATTTCTCTCACTGTTAGAACTCGCAAAGCTTCCAACATCATGGTGGCCGTGCTGAAGTTGTACTTCACAAACAGCTCGTCAAACCGTGTGCCCATGTCGTTGAGCAGTTGCGAGAACATGAGGAAATTGTCAATGTAGATGCGGGGACCGTGCTCCGTCATCATGCCGTCATGCACGCGGGTCACGCCGTGGCAGCCGCCTAAATAATCGCGTTTTTCAAGAAGCAGCACGCGACTGGATGACAACAGCTGCGCCAGTGCCAACCCCGTGGGACCTCCGCCCACAATGAGGTAGTCGTATTCATCGGGTTCATGCGCAGTCGGCATGACGCTTGGTTTGTGTTGGGTTGTGTTGGGTTGTGTTGGGTTGTGTTGTGTTGGGTTGTTATAATGAATGCATATTAATAATAACAAAAACCCCCTTACTAATAATCGGCGGCATTCCATTGACTGTAAAACCACCGCATGGACAAGTAATCCATGACGCCGGGGGCTCCTCCCGATGAGCCAATCACCTTCAAATTGGGGCCAGCGCTGATGATGTTTGAAATGGCGCGGGTTCCAAGTGCTGTGTTGTAATACCGCAGCGACGAGATAAGCCCGTTGAATCCATGATTTTTTGCAACATTCACGTCACCGTAATTTTGAAATGGCACGGCATCCAGTTGGAGGCGTTGGGCCAAGTCCCCGTTCATAAACACGTCCAGTATCGTGTTTTCAACCCGAATAATGACGTTGAACCACTTGTTGATGGGAATGTTGTCCACATCAACATATGTGTTGGATTTCTCAAATGTGCTCATGACCACGCGAATGCCCGAATAATCGCTCTTCAAATAAAGACCCGGACCGTTGTTTGGTGCCATGATTCCCTTCATGGCAGGGTCATTGTTGATTGGATTTGCGCTGCCCTTGTTGAACACATGGTGATACCCGGTGGATTCATTCGTGGCATCATTTTGCTTGATGTAAATCCAAGCGGACCACGTGAATGCAATGCCGGCCGCATCATTCGTGGATCGCAGGATGGTGATGGCATTGGGTTGAGACGGATCTTGCGGGATTGTCAAATTTCCAGACGTTCCATCAATCAATCCATCCACCAAGTAGGGGCTAGAATTGGGTGAAAACAACCACCCAATGAGTGAAATGCACACCCTCAACACATAAACAAATATGATCACCGTCAATATGAGGAATGCGGCCTTCGCCACGTAGCTGTTGGAATCCAGAAACGATTTGGACCCGCTAACAATGTCTGCCGAATTGAATTCGTTCATTGCAGGAAGATTCATTGGCGGAGCTCCCAACCCGTTATTTCCGCCGCCGCCGCCGCCGCCGCCGCCGCCTGGATACATTGGATTAAGTGGATTCATGATGCAGGATGGCTAAAACGTTTGTCTGTACTTAAATATTATTGTATGTCTTATTAACTTATAATAATAAATTATTTTCATGCATTATTTGTGTATTATTTGTGTATTATTTGTGTATTATTTGTGTATTATTTGTGCATTGGATCAATTCAAATTGAGACTTGCCCCAATGTTTGGTTGTCCTTGGTTATGTTGAAGTTCAGCTTGTATCGGTGAATGAAATCAAACATGCCAGAGCCGCTGTAACCGTCCCCGTAAATGCTCCACGCTTCTTCCGGCGTAAAATAATTGTCTTTGAAAACCACGTTGGAAATGTACCCGGTCAAATCGCCGCCGTCTTTGACAACGCATTTGCTTGCATCTTTTTTGTCAATCATGCCACCGACATACAGCGTGTCGCTCGTGTTCAATCCAAGCGGGACTTTGGTCAATATGCACGTTCGCACCAGCTTGCCGTCCAAATACACATCCGTCGTGTTGCCATAAATGCTCATGGTGATGTTGAACCATTTTTGCAGCTTCACGTTTTGTATGGTGCATGCCTTGTTTCCGTTCATCACTAAATTCAAATTGTTTTGTTCGTTGTCCAAATACATGTTGAACAGCGTGTTGTCCTTTGCGCACCGCGTCAATATGTTTTTATTCAAATTGCTGGCATTGTCGTCAGCGCTCACCGTGTTTTGCCATGCATCAATGTAAACCCACACGGAATACCCGTAATTTGCATTTGTGCCGAAATTGTCACAAGGCACCCCAACCACGCGGGTTCCATCCGAGAACCCGGACACCGTGGTCGTAGTTTTGGTCATTAATTTGTACACTGCATAAATCAACACAATGATGAGAACAAACACGAAAATGGTCAAAAGATTCATTCCAAAAATGTATATATCTGCTATATATATTTTTCGTTATATTATTATTTATTTTGCGAATGACCTAAGGTTAATATCAAAACGTGTCAACAAACACGCTCGCCGCTGTTTTCATGACATTTGCCACCATTCCGTCGGTGCTAAATAATGCACCCAGCAGCGCCCCAATTAACCCGAATGCGATCGCACCCATGACCGCCCCCTTTGTGGATTCCGATGGGTTGTTGAATAACCACCCGAACAAGGCTCCAAACACGGCGGCGATTGAACCAGCCGTCACCGATCCGTTTTGACTGAACGACATCGGATTGGGTTGAGAATCGCGATCGCGTTCGTTCACACCCACCACCGGGGGGTTCAACGCACTGTTTGTTTTGTAAAACCACGCAATCTCCGCCTTCGTAAAAGGTTCGCGGTTCAACACCATGTTGCAAATCTCTCCTTGAACTCCGGTTTCTTGGCCAATCACCACCGCCTGAGCAATTTGAATTGACCTCGTAATTTCCGGCACGTGCATTCCCGTGTAAATCAGTTTGCCGTTGATGAAAATGTCAATCGCACCCTTGTCCGAATTGATGACGAGGTTGTTCCACCGTTGCAACGGAACGTCGACCATGGGCGGGATTGGTTCAGACGGCATTTTTACTCCCGCAATGGACACGTTCAGCGCATTGGTTTTGGGAGAATATGAAACACTTGGTCCAGTTTCTCCAAAGTTGAAGACGTTGATGTCATTGGCATATTCGGGGTTCAGGGTCGGGGGTTGCGGATGAATGTAAAACCACGCCGAAACGCCGTAACTGTAATTGTGCAATTGCACTTCAATGGGACTTGCCGCCGCCGCCGTTTGGGCCGAATCAGTTGCATCATCTATCACGCCATTCCGGTTTACGAATTGGATTTGGTAGTTGGACACTTTGGTTTCGGTGGTCATGGAAATGGGGGACGACAATATTTGAACGCCGGTGTGATTGATTGCCCGCGTCACCAGAGACGGAAGGAAATGTCCGGCCAAAATGAATGCGGCCTCCAATGCCAGCAGAATCAGCCACGGGCGAATGGGCATCCTGTACTGCTCCTTCAGCATTTCCACGCCGTCCATCAGCAAACACGGCAGGTAAAACAGTGCATTGGCAATGAGTTTCAGCACGTTGATCACCCAATTGGAATCCTCGGTGATTTGGAACATGGAATCCCCCATTTTGCGCGACGTTGAAAAGACGGTGCGCGCCAAGCCAATGACAACCGCAATGCCGCCAATGTAGATGAGCGCAGTGATGCCGTATTGCAATAAATTGGCCACGGTGGTCAAACCACTGTTAGAATTCAGGAAAAACAGGAGCAGTCCCACAATGCACGCAGCCACCGCAATCAACAAGAGCGGTCGCATGATGAATTGCAAGTAACCTTCTTCTGCCTTTTGTGGTTGTGTGCCCGCCGTTGCGCCTGTTGTGCCTGTTGTGCCTGTTGTGCCTGTTGTGCCCGCTGAGCTTGACTCACCACCACTTGACTTGCTTGCAATGTAAACCCCAAACATCATCAACGATGCAATGAACATGGTGAACAGCGTGATCACCGTTCCGCGCTGGCCTTCTATAAACGCCGTCAAGTCAAACGATGAGCGATAGAGCAGCAACCCCACCGCGGCAAATGCAATGAACGCACCAATGATTGCAATGGGGTGCTGCATGAACAATTGAATTATCCAATACAATGGGAATATGATCATTTGGATCAATGTCACCAAGTTCAAGTTGGTCTCAATGCTTGGAAAGTTATCGGTCTTCGCATTCAATAAGTTATTGACCCGCGTGTGTAAGGACACCAGTTTTATTAACCAGTTTAGCACATTCAATCCCATGCTCGCGAACACAGCGTAAATCAATGCATTCACATAAGGGGTTTGTTTGTTTGGATCGTATCCATTGAACGAGAAGTTTGCATCCCAAAAGCACGAGGCAAACGATGCACTCACGCACGGCACCAGCTGGTTCTTAAACTTATACACACTGATCATGAGGTATGCCACATAAGACAGCATCGCAAAAATCAAAACCCGCTTGGCAACATCCGTGAGTTCACTGTTTTCCACATATTTTAAATAGTGTGATAGCGGAAACGTATTGAAAGTGTATTTGAGGGAATCCAACCCGGTGCTTATCCAATCCTTTAGTGGTTCCATGTTGAACTTGACCTTGAACCAATCGTACACCAGCATTGCAATGGCGCTGCCAATGGAGGCGCATGCCACCACTTGAAACCAATACGTGGCGCCCGTTTTGACAAGGTAATACATCATCATGAGAGGAAACCATAAATTGAAAATGAACCGCAAACACATTTGCAAAAATGTGTAAATTGAATTACGAATTGGGGCTATTCCTCCTCCTCCTCCTCCTCGCCATCCAACCAATGCAGATATAAGCGAACCCACAATTACAACCCCGATGAGTGATATGTTTGTGAAAAATAACCCGGTTCTCTCACCGTGAATGGTCAAATTTACTCCGTCCGTGGTTTGCGTTGCCCATATGGACACAAATACAAGAATGACAAGTGTGACTAGAATGACAATTGGATAAAAAATCCATTCTTTTAATGTAACGGCCGCGCCAAAACTAAAGGATGTAAGAGCCTTTGCGAATACCGCGTACACCCACACGAATGGCAGCAGCGTCACGACACGATTGCCCGTGTTTATCGTGGGGGTCCCAGTCGCCGGGTCAGTTTTCGTCGCGTCGGTTTTGTTTGTTTCATCAACTTCGCGGTTTGCAAACACGTAAGCGTAAACAATTGCGCCGATTGCAGCCAGCCACAAATAATACCCCGGCTCCTTCAAAAATTGCAAAAATGAAAATGTACCCGGAGGTCCTTGAGGGGGTGCAGGTGATTGCATTCCACAAATAAAAAAAAATACAAATCACACTAATTATACATTGCATATATTTAAAATGCATGCAAATGATGCATTTCCTTGTCATTGCGTCATTGAATTGCTAAAACGGTTAAAATGTCTCCATGGCAGTTTTTTTGCCGTGGCAGTCGCGGCATAGCGCAACTAGATTGTCCACGTTGTTGGACCCGCCGTGTTCCAGGCGCACAATGTGATCCACTTCGTACCACGCCGGCAACTGGCGGTCGCAGTGCCCGCACTTCCACGACTGCTGTGCTGCCACGAACTTCTTCTTGGTTTCACTCACGCTGCGCTTGGTGGCGTTGTTGCGCCCGGACGCCATGATGCGCGCCTCCATTTGCGCTTCTTTGCCCCCGTGCCGTGGTGCTACACCTCCCTCCTGAAACAGGGACTTCTGGTTTGCAAAGTCCAGAAAGGGCGACAGCATGTCGGCCGACGAGCGGCTGATTGGCATGTATCGGATGATGTCGTTCGCATGCGACATCATGGATTGCGTTTGCCCCGGGTTTTTTTTCAAGAAGATATAGAGAGATAATCCCACAAATGCAAACGTGGACATCTTGATTTCTTTTTGCCACGAATGAAACACCTTCAAATATTTACCGTCATAGTACGTGTTGAAAATGAGGAATGCGGTGATGCCAAATACGAAGAGTTCTAATTTCATGGTGTTGTTCAATCGCCGTATATACATGCATCATATAATTTCATCTCTCAAATCGCTCAAATTTGCTGCATGTTCATGGGATACGGGGTTGGCACCCGTTTAATGTGATGGCGAGTGTGCGTGTGCGATTGTTCCTGCCGTTTACGTTGAAACCGAACCACCTTGGCCGACTTGTTGAACCCTTCTTTGTTCTTTAATGGCGGTGCAACCAACTTATTAATTTGCTGCAATTGTTGCACAATGTTGCGCACGTTCATGCGACGATGTCCATTCACAAACACAATTGTCCGGAAGATGGTGCGGTATTGATGAAGCATGGCTTGATACACTTCGTCGGACATGATGAAATGATCGCGCGGCAGCATGAAGATGCTGTAAAACACGGACATGGTGCCCCACACATCGGTGTTGTAACGATACACCTTGTTGAAATAATCATGCAACATGAACTTGCGAGGCGGTGTCCTCTCCATAAAATGATGCAGAATTTCGGCGTTGTATTTTTCAACCGCTGCATTCAACAACGCGTTTGCCGCATCGGTGTTCACATTGAACATGGTTTCAAAAATGTAGGTCAAATACTCGTGACCAGTTGGCGCTAATTTGCGGTACTCGTCGTATAGATCGGTCACAAAGGGTTGCAACTGACTGATGTTTGCATTGGACAACTTTGCAACATGGGTTTGACACAGTTCATCAATTTCGGATGAAATGATCATGGTGGAAAATGGGCGGTTGTATGTGACGGGGTTGTTCATGAAGTAGCGCGCTGGAATGACTTGATGCGGCGTGGTGACCCCAGCAAGACCCCAGTCAATGATGCGCACGTTGGCTTCTTTCAGATCCATCATGAGGTTTTCGGATTTCAAGTCGTTGTGCATGACCCCCATCGCGTTCATGGGCTCAACTGCGCGCAGCAATAATTCGGAAATGTGATCATTCAGACGACACAACCGGCGCGCATCCAGCGGCACATTGTCCATCCACACTTTCAAATCCACTCCTAAATTGGGCATGTTGATTGTGCGCAATTTATCCAAATTGTCGTTCACGGTGTCGGCCGCAATGGAATCATTCTTAAAATTGTGGCACACTTCATTGAAGTTGATCAAATCGCTGGTGCTGAGCGTGTCGGGTTCGCATGATTTCACGCGAATGCTGAAATACTTTTCATAATTCTTTATTTTTTTCACAAAGGGTATTATTTTGTCATATTCTCTCATTTCAAAATCCGAACCTTCCTTGTATCCCAGCTTGCTGATGTTGCCGTCGTTCATGTTGCGCGGTTGTCCCTTGCATTTGAGGGACGGTATGAAGACGCATCCCTGGGCGCCTGAAAACAGAGGTTTTCCTCCCTTGCTTCTGCGCCGTCGCGTGAATTTTTTAGACATTGAGGGCATCCGATATTTAAATGATATATTAAAATTATTTCGCATGTGCCATCATCCGTGATACACGTAATACAACCCAGTTGCTGCAAACACGGCAGCCCCTGCATACATCAGTTTGCGCCGATACTTCATTTCTTCCCGCAGCTGTACCTGTTTGGGTTTGTAGTTGGAATAGTATCCGTTCACGGCTTCTTGCAACGTCATTTCGTCCCGGTTCAAACGCAGATTGATTTGGTTGTGCAAAAAGTGCACCCATTTTATAAAAGATTCGCGTTTGTCTAAATAGGGGGAAACTGGGTATTTGTCCAACAATTCGCTAAATGCATTTCCAATTTGATGGTTGGGCAAAAAAAGCGGCAAATTCTGGATGAAATCGTAATATTTTTTGATGGTGACGTCGTTGGGCCTTTCGGGATATGTGACCGCCATGCTGAAAAGAACAAACCAATAATGCGGGCCCCACACTGCCGGGTCCAATGCAGTTGTTGCAATGGGTCCGTTCATTTGTGTCACAGAGTGTCTTTTTACAATCAAACAATATAAAAACAACATGAATTTAACACATAAATAATAGGCAAATATGTCAGAGATAAATGACCCCAATGACGGTTCAGTGAATGAATCTGACTTTAAAATGATTTCAAGATCTTCGCAGTCGCAGTCGCAGTCGCAGTCCAACGCAAGCCGTCATACATTTCAGAAAAAAAATGTGTTTTGCAACAATTGTGGAAAAAATGGGCATTTGATGCACGCCTGCAAAAATCCAATCACGAGCAATGGAATCATTGTGTTCAAGGACAGCGATGAGGGAGCGTCTTATTTGATGATTCGTCGCAAGGACACGCTGGGGTTTGTGGAATTCATTCGTGGAAAGTATCCCATCTACAATAAAATGTACTTGCAGCGTCTCATTGATGAAATGACACTGGACGAGAAACGGCGCTTGCAAACCCAAACATTTAGCGAACTGTGGACCAACGTTTGGGGGGATTATTTGAATGCCAAGTATCAAAATGAAGAAACCGTGTCATGCGAGCGGTTCAATCTCTTGAAAAATGGAGTGAACATAAATCGCGGGAATGGCAACTCGCACTGCATTTCACTGAATGGTTTGATTGAAAACTCGTCCACCCGATGGACGGAACCCGAATGGGGATTTCCCAAAGGCCGCCGAAACTATCAAGAAAAAGACATGGATTGTGCGCTGCGGGAGTTTACAGAAGAAACGGGGTACGACGCCAGCAAATTAATTGTCATGCAAAACATCATTCCATACGAGGAAATATTCATGGGATCCAATGTGAAAACATACAAACACAAATACTATGTGGCTTATTTTCCGTTGTCGCAAAAAACCACTGCAAATCAATCCCATGTCACAGGTTCCCCCAAATTTCAAAAAACGGAGGTGAGCAAAATGGCGTGGTTTTCGTTTGAAGAATGCATGAGACACATTCGCCCTTACAATTTAGAAAAAATCAACATTCTGTGTAATTTGAACAATGCACTCAAGGAATACGAAATCGCATGTTGATGCGCATTTGCGCATTTTATAATCATTTTATATTATAACAATAGTTCAGTTCAAAGAAATAGAATCCAATGCAAGAATCACGAGAAGAATCCATTGAGGATGCGGATGTGCCAAAAAAACCAAAATCAAAGGCGCGCAAACATCCCTTGTTGTCTGCTTCGGCGAACGCGGACTCCATGCTGTCCGGCGAAATCATGCAATGGCAGAAAAAAAACATTGTTGGCGCGGACGAGGATCTCGGGTTTTTGTACCCAACAAAGAATGACTCCGACTTTGCGACAAATATCGCGCAACGCAAGGAGTTCAATGACACCAAGTACGACATTGTGATCCCCACTTCACAGCGTCAAATGGAGGAAGAAGCCACCAAAATGTGCGGGGCTGCATTTGAGCTTGCCCCGCACCAGCTGTTTGTGCGCAACTTCTTGTCGGTGATGACTCCGTACAACAGTTTGCTCCTGTATCACGGACTCGGCACGGGCAAAACGTGTTCCGCCATCAGTGTGGCGGAAGAAATGCGCGACTACATGAATCAAGTGGGCATGGGCATCGCAAAAAAAATACTGGTGGTGGCGTCCGTCAATGTGCAGGACAACTTTCGCAAACAGCTGTTTGATTTCAACAAGCTGAAATTCAACCGGGTTGCGCGCCAGTTTGTCATTCGCGGATGCACCGGAACCAAGCTGTTGAAAGAAGTGGGCGCCAACGCGGAACTCACCGATTTGACCGAACAAAATGTGGAGCGCACGCGCGCCGGAATTGTGCAGCGCATAACCCGCTTGATCAATTCCAGTTACGAATTCATGGGGTACATTGAACTGGCCAACACGGTGCGGCGTTTGACCACGGGCGCTGCATCCAAACAAGATGCCATACGAGCGATCAAAAATGCATTCAACCATCGTCTTGTAATTGTGGATGAAATTCACAACGTTCGCAGCGATGAAGAGAGCAAGGACAAGGACAAGGACAAGGACAAGGACAAGGACAAGGACAAGGACAAGGACAAGGACAAGGACAAGGACAAGGACAAGGACAAGGACAAGGCCGGAAAAAGCGTTTCAGATGAGTTGTATAAATTGGTTCGGTACGCTGACAACTTGCGCCTGCTCTTGCTGTCTGGCACACCCATGTACAATGACCCGCGCGAAATTGTGTGGCTCCTGAATTTGATGAATGTGAACGACCGTCGCGCACCCATTTCGGTTGGCGACGTGTTTGATCGCGACGGCAACTTACTTCAAATCAACGGGCGCAATGTGGGTGCCGAGCTGTTGCGCATCAAGTCCAATGGTTACATTTCTGTAGTGAAAGGAGAGAATCCGTACATTTTTCCTTACCGCATGTACCCGGCGGATTTTGCACCGACGCATTCGTATTTGACCAACCGAGAGTTGCGCCCGTCGCAGCAGTTGAACCACACCCCGATTCCAAACCCGATTCAGCACCTGGATTTGTGTTTGAATCCGGCAGGGGCGTATCAAGAGGTGGTGTACAATCACATCATTGATCGCAAACGCTTGGAAATGGCGGCCGACGCCACGTCGTTCGGTTCGTTCTTATTGAAGCAGCCCATTGAAGCGTTGAACATGGTGTATCCCAGTGCGGAATTTGACAAGCTGATGGAGCGAAGCAAACCCAAATCAGCCAGTAAAAAATCCATGGAAGGGGATGAGGAAGGGGTTTCAGTTGCTGACACCGCGGTCATTGCACGCATGAACCTCGGCACCTTGTTGGGTGACGCGGGTCTGAAACGGATCATGAAGTACGACGAATCAGAAGATGGTGCGCGCATTTCCAATTTTGAATACAAGCCCGTGTTGCTGCAAAAATACGGCCGCATTTTTTCTCGCGCCGAGCTGGGAAAGTACAGCAGCAAAATCGCCAGCATTTGCGACCACGTGGATCGGGCCAATGGGATTGTGTTGATTTACAGCGAATACATTGGCGGCGGGGCGGTGCCCATTGCGCTGGCCCTGGAAGAACTGGGTTTCACGCGCTACGACACGCAGGTGGGGTCCTTGTTTAAAACCGCCCCCGTCTTGCAGCGCGTCATCCAACCTCACGGACCCGTGAAAAAAAGCTTCGCCGCCAAATACGCCATGTTTACGGGCGACAAGCAGCTGTCCCCCGACAATCGCGCCGAGTTGGATGCGCTGACCACCGACAACGAGCACGGGCAGCGCATCAAGGTGGTCATCATTTCCAAGGCCGGAAGCGAAGGCATTGATTTCAAGAACGTGCGCCAGGTGCACATCATGGAGCCGTGGTACAACATGAACCGCATTGAACAAATTGTGGGACGAGCTGTGCGCAACTGCAGCCATGCCGACTTGCCGTTTGCCGAACGCAACGTGCAGCTGTTTTTGTACGGCACGACGCTGACCGCCAATCCGGATGTGGAAGCGGCTGACTTGTACGTGTACCGTCTGGCCGAAACAAAAGCCGCGCAAATTGGGCAAGTGAGCCGCATTCTGAAAGAAAACGCGGTGGACTGCTCGCTCAACATTGATCAGACAAAATTCAGCCAGGAGGTGATCCAGCGGCACAATGGCGGGAAAAACGTGACGGTGCGGCAAGTGCTGTCGGACGGCACGCCGTTACCGAATTACATGGTGGGAGACCGCCCGTTTTCGTTTGTGTGCGATTATCAGGCGCGGTGCGAGTATCAATGTTCAAAAAGTGAGGGCGCCAAAGGCAGCTTGAAAATAAACGACGACTCGTATTCGCAGCCGTTCATCTCCATGAATGCGGACCGAATCATGCAGCGCATTCGGGACTTGTTCCGGGAGCAGCACTTTTACAAACGACAGACGCTCATCAAATATTTGTCGGGACACTCGCGCGAGCAGATTGATGTTGCATTGACCCGCTTAACGAAGGATGACCGCGAGCGCGTGATTGACAAGTACGGTCGCACGGGACGCATGCTCAATGTGGGCGAGTATTACCTGTTTCAGCCGTCCGAGATCACGGACCCAAGCATTGACCTGCATGATCGCAGCGCTCCGCTGCAATTCAAACGGGACCACATATCATTTCCGCTGAATGACGGCAAACTGGAACGGCTGGCCGTGAAACACGGGTTGAAACCGTTGGCACCCCTGCCGCGTGCAGACCGATATCCGCCGCAAATGGAATTGATCCATGCCAATTTTGACGCCATAATGAAGGAGCCGACCGCACCGGTTGACAAAAACACCAAGGCATGGAACGAGTTGTGCGCGGATGTGCTCGGGGAGCTGCGCGATCGGTTCCAAGTGCCGACAGACGTGGTAAAAAAATGCATAGTGGAACATTTCTTGGACGAATTCGCGGTGTCTGCGGAAACGTTGGAACTGCAGTTGCAGTATTTGAATGCGATTTACAAAGAAGGCAGCCAGTCGCATGAATTTGACCGAATGGCGCGCGAATATTTTGACGGCCTCATTTTTAAAAATCCGAAATACAAGGGGGAAGAAGGCTTGCTGCTGTTGAATTCAGCCAGCAAAACGGGGATGCAGCTGGTGACTCGCAAAACTGCTGAAAGCGCATGGACAGTCGCAAAATCCAGCGAAGAATGGCGCCATTACATGGTGCAAATCGCAGGAATGGTGCCGAACGAATCCGAATTGGCTCAAATCATTGGGTTTGTGTCCGAATTTAAGGAAAAAAATGGCGGGAGTTATGCCGTTTACAAAATAAAATACGTGAGTGAAAAAGGGAACGGGGCCCGATGTGATCAAATTTCGTCCAAACAACGGCGTCTCACAATTGTGAACCAAATTGCAAACGGGTTGAATCCTGAGGTGGAACAGATTTACACCATGGAAAACACAAAGAACCAAAACACGGCGCGTTACTGCGTTTTGTCCGAAATGTTGCTGCGCTGTTTCAATGCAGTCAAGAAGAATGGCAAACATTGGTTTTTAACCCCGGTGCAATCCAAACCCGCGATTGCTGCACAATGAATAACGACGATAACTATAATAAACAACTATAATATGTGCATATAACAACGATGATAAAAATGCATCAATCACACCCACAATCACACCCACAATCACAACACCGACATGCGGCAAACCCCATTGGCAATGACATTTACATTCCCACTATGGTGACCCAAAAAGTGGTCTTGCCATTCACTGCAATTGGCCGCAACATTCGTTCCGTTTTGGAACGGCATTTAGCGCATGCACACGAAGGCAAATGCAATGCGGAGGGGTACGTTCGCCCTCGTTCCACTCAGTTGCTGGCCCATTCTTCTGGAAATTTGGCCGACAATGGTACCATCTCATTTGAGGTGATGTACGAATATCAAGCGTGCAATCCGGTAGAAGGCATGATGATTGTGTGTACGGTTCAAACAGTCACGCACGCTGGTGTGCATGCGCATATTGTTCCCGAACCCAGTCCCGTCGTCATTTTTGTGTCGCGCGACCATCATTACTCTGACCCACAATTTTCCAAGGTGAAAGTGGGCGATGAAATCACGGTGCGCGTGATTGGACGACATTTTGAATTGAACGATCCGGTTGTTTCAGTCATTGCGGAATTACCCCATCACAAATGAATTGCAATCAATGCAATCAAATGACAAATGTTAATTCAAAAAATTGAATTAAAATTACTTCCAAAATGAATATAACCACTGTAACCGACACTCATGCTATTTTCAAACAATCACACCAATCAGAACAATCAGAACAGCGCCAACGATTCATTGTATCATGCCACCACCATTCATCACAAGGTGTGCTTGCCGTTTGCTGACATCGCGCATTTTAAAGGACTGGATGAACAGCTCACCCAGCATGTGTCAAATCAAATGACTGGAAAATGCATTGCACACGGATTTGTTAAACCGCAATCTTGCAAACTTCGGTCACAATCGGTGGGAACATTCTTGGCGGGAAACATCTCGTTCAACCTGGAAATTGACTGCATGTTGTGCAGCCCAAAAGAAGGAGATGTCATCAAATGTGTTGCAAAAACGGTGACCCAGGCTGGCATCCGAGCACACGCTTGCATTGAGCCATCGCCCGTCGTGATTTACATTTCGCGCGAAATGCATGATTCGTCGGCGGAAAGCCGAACCATGGATTCGGTGAAACCGGGGGATGGACTTGTGATAAAAGTCGTTGGAAAACGTTTTGAACTGAATGACAAACACGTCTCCATCATCGGGGAATGGATTTCTATTTGAAAAATTGTTTGGTTAACTCTGTTTTTTGATTTTCAACTTCATTCAACTGCGATTCTTGTTCATCCACGTAATTCAAATAGGCCACCAACTTGGAAACAACTGCATCATCCAGGTTTGTCAAATTCACAAATGAACCATTCTTGTTTTCAGTGTATGCAACTTTGTTTTGAGTCACAATTTTTAAAATTTCAATCTGATGATGCTGGTTTAAGCATTCAATGCGATCTTTTAATTGTTTCAATTGAGTTGTCATTTTTTTTGATATTTGCACAGACAAATGTATGGGTTGATACGTTTATTTGGTGTCATGATTCTAATATGTTTTGTTTACAAACATTCAGTCAAATTGATTTAAACGCATTTGCACGATTTGATCTAACTCGTGTTTGTCCGATGATTCATCATCGCAATCAATATCCATCAAAATCTCTCGTCGACGGGGAGTTAAAACAACTGCGAAGCGTGATGTTGTATGACGCCTCTTCAAAACCACTCACGGCATCAGTGTTGTTGAAACCGAACCCAAACCCAAACCCAAACACAAACACAATGTCCGCACCGCCAAACCCAAACCCAATGTCCGCACCGCCAAACCCAAACCCAATGTCCGCGCAGCCAGAACCAATGTCCGCACCAACAATTGCAAACACCCTGTTTCGCCCCGCATTGAATCAGGACCCACTGTTTTGGTGCCTTTACATTATGAAGAACGGTGCCTTCAAATACGAGCAGTTGCCCAACCGGTTTACGGCAGAACAGGACGGCAAGCGCGATGAAATCATGGCATTGAGACAGCAGGCAAAGCAGCTCAAGCAATCCACTGGAATTAAATTCACGGCATCCACAATAGAAGGTGACATCATGTCCCAGCGAATGTCACTGCACGCGTTCCGGGTGCTGGTGTGTCTCAATTCTCTCAATGCGGTTTTTGTAAATCCTGAAAAACACGTGTATGCTGAATTCATCAATGATGCAGTTTCCGATAAACCCACCTACATCCTGGAGCGCAACAGCAAAACCCCCAAGTGCGTGTCCATGGAGTCGGCAACCGAGGCGAAGTTGGCATCCATGCGCGCAACGCATTATCGCATTGAAAACCCCCAAAAACCAGTGAAAGCAGTGAGTGCTTACACCGTTGCTGAACTCACCGAAACGTGCCACGAGTTGAAAATCCAGCTTGCGCCCAAAATGAAAAAACAGGAACTGTACGACCTTATTGTAAAAAAACTGATATTGTGATACAACCAAGGGTACCCGTGTTCTAATATTTAAACTTAAGTTGCAAAATTGAATTTAAATAATATGCTGTTTTAATATACAGCAATCGGACTCCGAAACACAAATGCAGAAGCATCAAAAACACGCACCCCCTCATGAATTGTTTGACGCAATGGTGGAAACCTATTTAAGTGGGGTGTTGCAAACGGACAATGGTTCGCTTGAGTTGGAGGTGCGGTTTGGAACACGAAATTTGAAGCACGTGGCATCCATCACCAAAATCAATTTTGACAACGTCATCAAAACTCTCCTTTCTGCAGGATATGTCATGGAAAATACGGACGCATACACCCTAAAAATCAATTCCGAAGTCATGGATGCAAGCACTGGCAAACCAAGCATGTCCAACATTCGCACGGAGATTGACGGTCTTCACAACATTCAACTGTATTGCAAAACCAATTCATTGGACAAGGTGCATCCAACATTCGTTCAAAAAACGGCATTTCAACGCGATGATGGCGACAATGTGCCCCCCCTCAATTTTGACGATTTCAATTTCCGCCTGTCACTTCAAAAGGAAAAACAGTTTGCGGAATCATCCACCACTGCAAAGACGGTGGTGGATCCTTGGCGCAGAAGCCGAAAAACGTTCCGCTACATCAATCGCAGCACATTTCGCAACCCAGACATGCCGTTCGTCGTCGACCTCAGCATTGTCAAAGAATCGCGTCGCGACTACAGTGCAAGCAATGGAGGAAGCAACATGATCCCCGTCCACACGTTTGCGGAATCCCAAGTCACCGAGTCTCCGCCCAAATACGAGATTGAAATTGAGATGCTGAACGACGCGGTGGGTCAAGGCACGGCATTCAACTCCGCGCGCAAGTTGGCCGATGCGCTTCGCGCGTGCATTAAAACCGTCATGTCCGGTCTCCAGGGCACAAACTACCCCGTGGGTTTAGCCGAGCGCGCCGATGTGGCGGAGAACTACATGCAGTTGTTGCACCCAGAAAGGGATAGAGAATCGCGAGAAAGGAAAGAACATGACAAACTTGGTAAACCGTTGCTTCCAAAGCAATTCATTGGCCCGTCTTCCTACACGCTGCAGCTTCAAAACATTGTGCCGGTCAACGAGAACTGCACCATTCCGAACGTGCGCAACAATTACACGGTGACGGACAAGGCAGACGGAGCGCGCAAACTCTTGTTCGTGTCGTCAACGGGCCGCATATATCTCATTGACACGAACATGAGCGTGCAATTCACGGGGGCGCAGTGCGGCAACGACAAGCTCTTCAACACGCTCTTGGATGGCGAGCACATCATGCACGACAAGGCCGGCCGGTTCATCAACCTGTTTGCCGCATTTGATGCGTACTACATTTTCGGCAAGGATGTGCGCGCGCTGCATTTCGTGCCGTCTTCCGCCGAAGCACCCATCAGCAAATTCCGTCTGCCGCTCTTGGTTGAAGCTGTCAATGAATTGAAAGCGCGCTCCATTGTGCGCGGGGCAGCCACGTGCCCGATCCGCATAGAATACAAAAAATTCAAATACACGGGTCAGGATCAAAGCATATTTCAGTGTTGCGCCACGCTCATGTCGCAGATTGACTCCAATGCATACGAGTACACAACAGACGGCATGATTTTCACACCGGCGGATGCGCCCGTGGGCGGCGAAGCGGGTGGTGAAGCAGCCGGACCAAAGACCAAAATCACGTGGCCCATGTCGTTCAAATGGAAGCCCACCGAAGCCAACACCATTGACTTCCTCGCCACGACAGTGAAAGATTCCAATGGACAGTCTAAAACAACCAGCATTTACACGGACGGCATCAACGTCAGCAAACTGGATCAGATCGTGCAATACAAGACGCTGACGCTGCGCGTCGGGTTTGACGAAAAAAAGCACGGCTACTTGAACCCGTGCGAGGACGTGATTCAGGGCAAGCTGCCGGCCCGCAAAGGAACCGGTGCGGGCAACGCCAGCGAAGACTCTTACAAACCAGCCCCATTTTATCCCACAAACCCGTATGATCCAGAGGCTCACATATGTAACGTGATCCTTCGCGCCGACGCGGCGGGAAATCGCGGCATGATGCTCACTGCAGAAAACGAGGTCATTGAAGATGGATGCATTATTGAGTGTGCATACAATGCCGGCGCCGCCGATCCGCGCTTTCGCTGGGTGCCGCTGCGCGTGCGCACCGATAAAACCGCAGAGTATCGCAGCGGCCAGAAGAACTACGGCAACGCGTATCACGTGGCCAATTCCAATTGGCACACAATTCACAACCCCATTACACAGAAGATGCTCACCACGGGCACCGACATCCCGGACGAGCTGGCCGACGACGATGTGTATTACAATCGTGTCACGGCATCAGGTGACACGACCACGCGCGGACTGCGCGATTTCCACAACCTGGTGGTGAAGCGCGCTTTAATTGGGGGGGTGAGCAAGCGCGGCAACACGCTCATTGACTTTGCGGTGGGCAAGGGCGGCGACCTCCCGAAATGGATTCACTCTCAGCTATCGTTCGTCTTCGGCATTGACATTTCAAAGGATAATATTCAGAACCAGTTGGACGGCGCGTGCGCGCGCTACTTGGACTACTGCAAACGGTTCAGCATCATGCCGGCAGCGCTGTTTGTGCAGGGCAACAGCGCGCTCAACATTAAGAGTGGGGCCGGGATCAGCGGCGAAAAATACAAGCAAATCACGCGAGCCGTGTTCGGCGATGGACCGAAGGACAAGGCGCTGCTGGGTGAAGGCGTGTATCGCGAATACGGCAAGGCGGAAAACGGGTTCAACGTGTCGTCGTGCCAGTTTGCAATTCACTACATGTTTGAAACCCGCGCCAACGTGTGCAACTTTCTGCGCAACGTGTGCGAATGCACGGCGGTGGGCGGCTACTTCATCGGCACCACGTATGACGGCGCGACCATGTTTGACGCGCTGAAACCGTATGAAGTGGGCGACGGCATTTCCGTGCTGCACAAAGGCAAACGCGTGTGGCAAGTGACCAAGGCATACGCTGCCACTGAGTTTCCGGATGACGAGACGTGCGTGGGATGCGCAATTGACGTGTACCAGGAGTCCATCAACAAGACGTTCCGCGAGTATTTGGTGAATTTCAACTACTTGAAACGGTTAATGACGAATTTCGGGTTTGAGGTGGTGCAGCGCGACGATGCGCTCAAGGATTTGGGTCTGCCCGATGGAACCGGCATGTTTGAGCAGCTGCATGCGCAAATGATGGCGCGGTTGAAACAGACGCCGGCCCTGGCATCGGATCTGGGTGACGCACCCGACATGCGCGACTACGAGCGCCGCATCTCGTTTTACAACCGCTACTTTGTGTTCAAGAAGGTGCGGTCCATTGACAACGCGGAGCTGGTGGTGAAGAGCTTGTTGGGCACGTCCACCGCGTTTGAAAAGCAGATGGCGGCATTGGAACAGGAACAGGAACAAGAACAAGAACAGGAAGCACTGGAGGAACAAGGCAAGGATGCTCCCGTCATTGTGGCAACCCCAAACGTAAAACCCAATGCCAAACTCAAGACCAAGGCGGCCACTGTTAAGGCGAAGCCTGTGGCCGAAATCATTGCCGTTGACCTAGCTGAAAAAGAGCCTGTTGTTGCTTCCACTCAACCAGAGAAAAAAAAGCCAGGAAGAAAACCCAAAATTCAGTTGATCGTCAAGGACAAGGATGACAAATGAACGCCGTTTATTTATGCAACTAAGTAAGAATTTAAAATAGGTAATGTAATTATACGCAAATATAATTATTTTTCATTTTCATAATAATGGCATCAGCCGTGGATGCAAGCTTGCTCCGCCCTTCCAAGACGCGACGCAACAAACCACCAATTGAAAGTCTTCACTTTGTGAAAAGAAGCATGACGCGCAAAGCCATCATGCATCCAGGCGCGCGGGTCAGCATGCAGTGCATGCAAGGCGAAGATGGTGCATTTTATTACATTCCATTGGATTCCTACAATCAATCGCATTTGCGAATCATAAGTGAACTCAGCCCGCTGCTCGTGAATCCCTCACCCCACCAATTTGAACCGGGCGCAATGTACACCTACATTGTCGCATCCATCATTACAAAGGACCCCGGCACCAACATGGACATTCAAGTGGTGCCAATGAAGTTGTACGCGTCCAAGGCGCTCAACATGTTTGAGTTCGGCACAAAACATCATCAAATATTTTATCGCATGGCGTTAACACCGGAATTGGACGAGGTTGCACAAGTTACCGGAATAAATGCAGACAAACTGCAGTATGCACTGCACGCGTCGGGAGAAATTCGCTGCATTGATGCAGCCACACTGGAGTTTAATTTTTTTTCAGGAACGTACAAAATGCAACGCAAAATACCAAGGAGACGCGCAAAGCACGAAATGGCGCTCATAACACACCTAATGCAGGCAATTGACCCATCCTATGCAATCAAGTTTGATTTCAAACCATTCATATTACCGGAACTCATGCCAATTAAGCACGCCCAACTGCAACATTTAGAAAGGATGGGAATTCCGGTGTTCGGGTTCACCACACGAGAGAAATGCAGAGACATGCGAATTGCAGTGATACGACACATGAATTTGGAAAAAAAAGACATGACGCATGCAGAAATGCGTTCACATTATGACCGGATCGTTGCTCCTTCAGTGAAACCAGTCCAGCAATCCATGCAGCAACCCATGCAGCAACCCATGCAGCAATCCATGCAGCAATCCATGCAGCAATCCATGCAGCAATCCATGCAGCAATCCATGCAAATGCCATTGCATGCGATGTCATTGACCGAGCTTCGTGCTCGTGCCACTGCATTGGAATTACCAATTCAATTAGATTATGATCGCAAAAAAATCATTGATGTCATTTCAGATCATCTTAAATCTAAGGGCCAAGGTGGTGGCAATAAAAGGAAAAAAAACAATGCAACCAAGAAAAAATGAGGAAGGGAAACCATGAATTCCATGAATTCCATTATTTTCAAAAATTGATTTAAAAATGATGGTGTAATGTAAGAATTAGAACAAACCATCAGACACACAACTCAAGACATGATCATTCCCGTCAAGTGCTTCACGTGCGGCAACGTCCTCGCCGACAAGTATGAGTACTACCTCAGCGAAGTTCGCCGCATCAAGATGTCCCGCGGCATGGACACGGAGAAGGTGATTTACTTGACCAAGGAATACATCCAAAAGACGCCGGAAGGAGAGGTGATGGACACACTCAAGTTGAATAAAATGTGTTGCCGCCGCCACTTATTGACACATGTTGACATTGAATGAACGCACGCGATTATCACACGGTTTGCATTTTCATGGGCACTTTGTTATGAACCAAATCACTTTCCACAATGGACAAACAGATGGACAATGTTGTGTATTTAAATGTCGCTGGAAAAATGCCATGAATGCATGATGCGGCAGATGCACACAATAGTTTAGCCGCATTTTTCGTGGAATCAACCAAATTGGATAAATAAGCGCAAACGCGGTTGCGCGCATTGTAAAGATGCACGTTCATGCGATGGGCGCGCAACACGTCGTCGTTGGTGTAAGGAAGAGACATTGATTTGGTTGGTTGATACATCCACATGCACTGATGCGTTTATTTATTTTTTTATATAAATAGAATACAAGAATTCAATTTATGACAACATACATGACAAGTGGCAAAACAAGGCGTCATTCCAAATCTAAACGAACTTCCAACTCCAGATCCAAATCCAGGTCCGGCAAAAAAGGTGGATCCGGTGGATGGTCTCATCAACCAATGGTTGGTTCACCATGGGTGCCAGCAGCCAACAATTCGCCAAGTGCACTGGCAGCTCATGCCAATCATTTTGCCCCAAGCCCGCATGGTGTGCAAGTGGGTGGTCTTCATCCAGCAGTTCCGGAATTCAATGGTCCCGGCATTAATGATGGAAACATTCTGGCGCCCGAACTTAAAATCGGATCATTGGGGTCGGGTAAAGGTGGAGGATTTAAGAGGCGCGGCAATACGGGCAATGCGCGCAGCAAAAAAGGCAATACGCGCAGCAAAAAAGGCGGGTTCGTGTTCGGCGGGTTTCCACAAGTGATTTCAACAGCGTGGCACAATGCCGGCATTGGCATTAAAAATATATGGAATGGATACACTGGCCTACCACAGTTGCCTTCTGCATCGGGCTGGAACCAACCCAGTTTGACTAAGGGCTACCCCGCCCCCACTCCTAAGCCCTTTGACTTTGCAGCACTTAAACAGGCTGCAAATCAGCGGGTTGCCACCTTTTAAACCGATGGTTGAATTCGCATGCCATTCGCACGCACTTGGTCAAATCCACCAGCGGCGCGAGAGCTTCATCTTCATCGTCGCTTTCCTCCAGCGCATCCAAGTTTCGGTTTTCTTTGATATTCCGAAACAGCGCATTCATCATGACGCTGGTTTTGTAATTCGGAATGTGCGCAATCATGGTGTTTGCCGTGATCGGCTCATCCGGAGTGCGCAACACGTAGTAAATGTCGTTTTGAACGTCAGGACGAATCACAAACGTGCGCGTTTGCAACGGTTTTTGCGTTTGCGGTTGCGGTTGCGTTTGCGTTTGCGGCAGCGTGACAGATCGGTTCAACACACCATTCGCTTGTTTGGGGAAAAATGATAATGCTTTTGTTTGGGGCTTGTCCGAAACCACCTCAACCGAACCCGCATCAATCAGGTTCATGGACAAATTTTTGAATTCAATGGGTGCGCGGTTCAAAAAACGATGCTGAATGCAAAACACATCATACGTGGTTATGCAAAGGGCATCACGCACAGTGTCATTGAAATTTGCGTGCATGATTGGCATGAAAAATTGGAACTGATGCGGCGGTTGCACATCGGCCTGCTGCTCCTTGGCACAAGCATCAAAAAATGCGGCAAACCGCCCAAGTGTGCCGTTGTTCGGCTGTTGGACTCCACACAAAATGTGAATGTTTTCAACGCAGAACCGTCTCTGCACGTCGTTCCTTTTTTCGCTAATACAGGTTCCGTAAATGATGGTGCCTGTCCCTGCGTACCAATCCACATTCGCAAATGGAATGTTGATCATGCGCACATCATCGTATTCCACATGATTCGCACCCGAAAATGGGACTCCCGGAGTGTAAGGACGTTTTGCAATTTGAAACATCCAGCATTGTTTATGAGTGAACCAAATGACGCACTTTCGGCCCTTGGGCACGACTGCATACATGTCTGCTAAAAATTTCTTATGAACGGACATTTCATAAAAAATTTCAATCTCATTTGTCAACCGTTCTTTTGTGAGTTGTTGAAATGAATTCAACTGGCGATGCATTGTTTTGGATTGCGACTCTGATGAGATAATAATCTTATCGCACAAATGCTTTAATATGGTTTGCATCATTCATTTGTTCATGCGTTCATCTCGGTTGCATCACCATTGATTCAATTGATTGTGTCAAAAAAGACACTGGATTTACTGCAGGGCTGGATGGATTCCCAATTTCGGGTGCGCTGGCATTGGGCAAAAACACTTTGACGTTTGTTGTGTTTGTTGCGTTTGTTGTGGTTGTTGCGTTTGTTGCGTTTGTTGCGTTTGTTGCGTTTGTTGCGTTTGTTGCGTTTGCAGAATTCATTTGTGTGCTTGGATTTATTGCATATGATGTATGACAATATTTAAACCTTTAATCACGCACATTCATTGAAAGGTTGACCCGAACTCAATGAAATCAGACTGAGGTTGGGGGTGCGTTGGTTGTTGCGTGGATTGAGTGGATTGAGTGGATGAATTGAGATCCATTAAATACCGTTTCAGCTCATTTTTCATTTCGTTCGCATTCGCGTCATTGGTTGCTTTTGCGGTTGCGTTTGTGTGAACTTGATCATGCAGTTCCCTAAATAATGTTTCGTATTTTTGCTGCGGCCGTTTGACCATGTCCTTTATCTTGGGAACGGTCAATGTTTCTTTGAAAAAGGAATACAAATTATGAAGCACAAATATAATTACGAGGGATGCAACCGACACCTGAATGAACCAAAGCATGGCGTGTATGATGTGATGGATTGAATGGGTGGTGTGCGATGGCGTGAATTGAACTAATCTATGCCCACATAGTTTTTGCGGATTTGAAACGTATCAATGCAACCTGACCTGAATATAAAAATGTTTCATAAATTGATTTAAACCCAACCGCATCTTTTTCATAAACGCTCTCAACCCACATGTCTCCTTCTAAACAAATCAAGGCTTCTTCCACTGCCATCATTATTGTGGAACGCAACGGAGAGTTGCGACCGTGCGAAATTAAGGAATGCAATCAGCTGGAATTATCTAAAAAATGCAAATTAAAAACGCCGTCTGGGTTTGAGATGCGCGCAGAGTGGGCTTATTCCGCGCCTGACGCGGACAAATTCATTGTGGAATTGTGGGCGCGCGAAGACGGGAATGCTGGGCAAGAAAACAAATACGAATTCCCTCCCCCGGTCGACACCATCCTGTTTTTTGGGGCATGCGCGTTGATTGCAAAGGACATGACCCCCGAACACGCCGTGATTCCGCTAACACTTGAGAAATGGGAAACCATGTACAATTTTTTGTTTGGCGGATTTGACACGTTGGCCAGTTACGACGATGAGGATGAGTACGAAGTGGATGAGCTGGATTCCATTCCGGCAAGTCGCAAAACAAAGGATGGTTATTTAAAGGATGGATTTGTGGTTGACGGGGATGAAGACAGTGACGGGGATGAAGACAGTGACGGGGATGAGTCCGATGAGGCCGACGATGAAACAGATTACGACAATGAAGACGCATCAACGGACGATCACACAGACGCGGATGAGGATTGCGACGAACCCGATTCCAAAAAATGCACAACCACCAAACACGCTTCCAAGAAATCTGTGGTGCCCAAAAAACGCAGCATTAAACCCACAAAGGATGAAATTGCGATTCCGTCGTTTGAATTGGTGGAAGAAACCTATGAGTATCCAGATGATTGATTTCACAATTGCAATGGATTTATTCATGTGAAAAAAACAATATAAACCCATGAACCGAATGCATTTCAGTAAAAATGGCATATCACATGGAATTGCCCAAGTTGCACAACATAAATTTTGTGGCGGACCCCGAATTGCATCCGATTTTTGAAATCACAACCGCACCGGTGGATGAATGTGACGCCGATGACGCGCCGCATGATGACCACGACCGCAAACACGACCACAGTCACAAAGGCCACAACAGTCACAAGCAATTGATTTCACACACCCTCCACATGTACTTATGCGAAATGAAGGAACAAATCAAAGAATGCGGGGAAGAGATGTGGGACATCATAAAAAAATACACAAACCCATTTGAGTTCATTCACACCGCAATTCCCAATTCAAAAATTTACACTATCAGTAAAATGCGTCCATTGTCCCGTTCATTCTACAAAATGATTGAGATTCATGCCACATTTTTCAACACCATGCACGAGCCTGCGTCAATGAAATCATTCCATTTGGCGGAAGGACCGGGCGGCTTCATTGAAGCAATGATTCACATTCGGTCCAAACACTCACCACCACCAATGGAGGAACAAACGGATGTTCACTATGGAATGACGCTGTTAAATCAAGACACATCATGTCCCGGATGGAAAAAAAGCAAAGGATTTTTGGAAATGAATCGCAATCGGGTATGCATTGAAACCGGTGCAGACGGCACTGGAAACATTATATCGGCGGCCAACTTCAATCACTGTGTGTCCAAATATCAAAACTCGTGTCACTTAATCACCGCGGATGGCGGGTTTGATTTCTCGTGTGATTTCAACAACCAAGAAACAATGGTGGTGCGACTCCTCATTGCAGAGTTGGGATTTGCACTGGCGCTTCAAAAACAGGGTGGGCATTTCATATTGAAGCTGTTTGACACGTTCACAAAGCCCACCATTGACGTGATTTACGTGCTGTGCAATTTTTACAAGGAGGTCTTTGTTTCTAAGCCATGCACAAGCCGGTATGCGAATTCGGAACGATACCTTGTGTGCAAACACTTCAAACCGGCATCAACCGCCGCGTTGTTGCCCCAGTTGATGGAGATGTTCAAACAATTGGAAGACGTTCCCATCAATTCCACAATCACATCGTTGTTGCCGTTGGAACACGACATACAATTTTTGAATAAAATAGAGGAGTGCAATGCCATCATTGGTCAGCAACAAATGGAGACCATCAATGCAACCATTAACCTGATTTTGAACAAGAGTCACGCTGACAAGTTGGAATTCATGAAACGAACCAATATTGGAAAATGCATGAGCTGGTGCGACAAGCATTGCATTCCGTACAACCGAATCACGCAACCAAACAACATCTTTCTGAACAACTGAACACGCGCGCAAATAATATAAACACATCATTTATATTATTGCAATCCAGCAATCCATCAATGCAATCAACTCTTCAGATTTTGTACAAAACCATTTATTCCCGCCGGAAAAAGGAAAGATTTGAAACCATTTTGGAGCCGCTTCAAGCCATTCTTCAGATTGCGTTGCTCTCGTTTTATCCAGTGGGAACCAAACTCACGATCCAGAACAACATGCTCACGCTGCAGCCTCCCGCGTATTCACAATCCATGTTGCGATGGTACAACAACGACACCAAAGAGGACCTCTATTTTTTGTTCAACGTGTTTCACCGCTTCAAGAAGTTTTACGCGCACTGCAAGCATGACGACGGGTCCGTGCAGCACCGGCTGCACGTGCTTTTAAATGAACTGGCGAAAACGGGCATAAACAAGTTGATACGAACCTACGGGCAAACCGACAAGCCGCACATCCTGCAGACGCTCACCATGTACAAATACATACTGGAGGATCAGCTGTCGCCGGACATTATGACGCTACAAACAACCGCATCCACAACCTTAAAACCCCACAAAATGAGGCCCGTTTTGAGCGACGACGATGCCGCTTCCGAAATGACAAGCACGAACAACACAGTGGATGACATTTTTGTCACCATAGTGGACATTTACACACAGGAACTGCAGCACATCATCTACAACACGCTCATTTTGATCCGAGACAATGACTCCAATTATCAAGCGTACGCAGATGGTCTGAACAAAATGCTGGAGCCCACCTGCGTGCAACTGAAAAAGTGGATTGACGAGCACATCGTGTACTAAAACGGGAACCCAGGTTCCCGTAAACCCTCCTCATCCGGGGAACCCAGGTTCCCGTAAACCCTCCTCATCCGGGGAACCCAGGTTCCCGTAAACCCTCCTCCGAACCTTTCCCTTGGCGAGACGTGCCTTGGCGCCCCTTACAGTTTGACACTAGATTCCACGTGTCGGTTGGTCTCCAGTGTGCCCTTGATTCGGCGGTCAAATTCCGGGAACACGATGTTCACATGTTGCGGTTCGCCGTTTCTAATGTAGTCCTGAATTTGCATCATTAGCGCCTTTACGGCCGCGAATTTAGATGCGTGCAGTTTCAATTCGGACAGCTTTTCCAATATGGGCCTTACCTGCGCTTGACGCTCCGCCTTCGTCCGGTCGGATGATGTTGTTGTTGCGGTTGCGGTGGCTGTCGTGTCGTCCATGTCCAAATATTATATAAATATCATGTATAATATTTAATTACTTTCCATAATAAATGTCTTACGATTGGAACAGGTTGTGCAAGTACCGCAATGCACTCGGCGTTCCCGGAAAGGGCGCTCATTCCATTCGTCTCGGCGGAGTGGCCATCGTGGATGTCATGATGACTCTAGTTGGCGCTTACATTATCGCTCATTATGCGCGCGCCTCGCTTGCATGGACCGTCGCGGGGCTATTTCTTCTCGGCATCATCCTGCACCGCCTCTTCTGCGTGCGCACCACCATTGACAAGCTCCTGTTTCCAAATGTGAAACGAATCCGGTTTGCTTCATAATGCTCATAATGCTCATGCATTTCTCTCTTCCTACTGCATCCAACATACTCAAATGTGGTGCGGCCATGCACCGCATCGCCGCACGGTGCACTTCTTCAACATCCCTGTTGGGTTTCCTTGTTTCAGAATCCGAGAGAAAATGGATCAAATAAATAAACCATATCAGATGCGAATATTCAGACATTCTTTCGCGCAATTTTCTTCCAATAACATGTACCATTTGAACGGAGCACTGACATGTACTTTGAACCGTCGTTGCCCGTTTTTTTCATACCGCAACAGTCGTTTGCAGGATAGGACGGACTGGGTCGCGATGCATATTTTTTAGTGGTTCGCCTAGAACATCGCGTTTTGCCATATATCATTTTTCTACTGAATTCACCTTTCAAATAAGATGCATCATGCAAAAAGGCCAATTTAGACTGTCTCATGTGGATTTATTTAATGTGTCATATATTGTGGCGACACATTAAATTCCGATACGTTCACGCATAATTCACCGGTATCCAGCAGCCGTTGTGGGAGATGCTGGCGTCGCAGTTCGGTTCTCGGTCGGCGAATAAAAGCACGCGGTGTGGTTGCCCGGTTTGCTCCCGTAATACAGCTTGCAATTCGGGGGCTGGTAATTGTTTTTCACAAAGTAACCCGGGTTGTATTCGGTGCTATACTTGCCAGCGTTGGCACCCTGCGCGCCAAACGCGCTGTAAAACGAGTTGCCGTTCAAATTGACGGTGTTCACGCGCAGGCTCAGCGTGCGGGTGCTGCTGCTCACGCCGCCCTGCTTTGCAAAGGGCACGTTGCTCGGCTTGTAAATGGTGGTGCCCTGGCACCGAGTGGGCAGTAGTTGTTCGGCAGCACTGCATGCGGGATACAAGCAGCTGCCAGTGAGGCGGGTTTGCGGACCCAGGCATTCGTCATTGGGCCAATTCGGCTGATGATCGGGCCCAATGTATTGCACACCTGGCACCGGGTTGGTGGACAGTTTCTGTTCATACCGCTTGCATCGCGATTGCAGATACGCCCGAGTGTCGCTGTAATACGACTTGCTCATGAGCGTGACCGCCGATTTAATCACATTATTCGCCGGACACACTCCAATGTATTTCGTGTTGTAAAGCCCCGTCTGAATCTGGTAGCTATTGATATCGCCCGGATTGCCCACCTGCACAAAGCCCATGTTTTCCACGCGGTCGCACGGCTGGCACTTCTGCGACGGAATTTTCAGCATTTTTTCGTCAAATTTAGCCACCGAGTTTGCATTCGTGTTTGAACAGTCACACGACGCGCCATTGCCCGATTTTGTGGTGCCACCGGGCGTGTCAATGACGAGCGACACGGAGTTCACACTGCGACCGCTGTTAGGGGTGGGTTGCAGCTTGCGGCGCCAGTGCTTCATGGGGCGGGCTCTGCCTTGAGGACCGCTGAACTCTTTGGCGGCTGCATCCCGTTCTGGGCCGATTGGCACGTTTAATAATGCACCATTCTCGTTGGGACGACTAAACCCAGGAACCACTTGGTTGGTAGTGGTGGGTGCGGTTTTTGTGGGATAATGCACACGTTTGGTGGTGATCAAGCTGTTGGAATGACGCCAACCAATGCCATCAGATATTGTATTGCTCATTCTGTGTTGTGTTATCTATATGGTATGCAAACACAACGGATTAATAAATTATATTCAATATATATTAAGTCGTAGATATTATTTATCACATTCTCTCAATACAATAAACGCAACACCCATGATGAATTTGCATTCGGCGATGCATGGGTTCTTCATCCTGTTTTTTGCATGGCTCTTGATGCATTCATTGATTTATTCTAAATCCAGCGTGATAGAAGGTTTAGAACCCGCAACAACCACCGCACCCACCACCGCACCCACCACCGCAACCGGACCAACCCAGGTTCAAATTGACGAAAACACAGCCGAGATTGCAATTCTAAAAGGGCAAATTGCAACACTCATGCAAACAGCTCAAACCCTGAAAGTTCAACTGCTTCAAAACGAAGCGGGGGTTCAAAACAACACGAACAACATCCAAAAAGTGGTGCAATCGCAAACCGATATGCAGAACAAATTGGCCAATGCAAAGAGCACCAAATGATGCAATTGTTGAATTAAAAGTTGAGTTTTATTCGGCTGAAAATAATGTATTGACAATGTATCTCCCTCATCAATACACACGACACACAACACACAACACAATATGAACTCATTTTCCATGCATTCACTGCTGTTCTTCATTCCGGATGACATTTCCGGGCTCATTTCCAACGACATCCTTTACAAGGTCGTTGTTGGAGTTCTCTGCTTTTTATTGGCATTTTCTCTCATTGTGCTTTATCGCAGAATCAAAAATGGTTCGGCCCCCGCGCTGTTGGAAGGCATGACCAGCTCGGATGCAACAAGTGATGCAGATGACGGGTTGGACTCGGATGTGACGAACATTAAGAAGAACGCCGTTTTTTTGCAAACCACATATGATGAGTTGAAACAAGGGGTGGATGACCAAACCAACCGAATCAATGGAAATTCACACACGTTGTTGAAGACAATGAGCGATACTCCCAGCCAAACAAACAACCTGACGCATGCCAACATCAATTCAGACGACCCTTCAAAAACTAATATTCCCAACATTGACATGTCTTAAGTCCATGCATTTATTAAAAAAAACATAATCATATTACACAACATTTGTAAAATGAGTTTGAGTGGACATAGACGCACGCGACACAAAACCAACCGGCGCGGTCACAAAAACCAAAAACGCACACGAAGGCATTAATTACTTCGCCCCACAACCCAATGAAATGCCCGGAAAAATGCGATTCCAAATCCAAGCCCGAATAGCACTTGGGTTACGGTGTGGCGCTTGAATGCAATGCGCGTCCACACCAACCATGCCGCCGCAAGAACCGCTGCAACGACCCATGCCGGATGCCACGATCTCCATGGCAAAAACTGGTGCGCAAATGCCAATGAGTATCCGACCGATTGCGCGTGACCGGATGGAAATCCGTATCCATTTGCACATTCAATGAACTCAATTTTCCTACCAAACACATCGTGCAATGGATGGGCGGGGTGGTAAGGAATGGGGCGGTTTCCAGCAGGACCAATCGTGTGATAAAAAAACAGCTTCAGGCCGCAATTCACCAATGTGTCTAACAAGTATCCCAATGCAAAAATGTATGAAATGTCATACAATCTGCACAAAATGATTAACCCAACAAAAAGCACATGTGGGTATAAATTCATGCATTTTTCATACACAGACCCCATTTTTAATGTATATGTATTATAATATCATATAAAAAATACACATATACATTACGACAATTGCACCATGTCCAATTTTTTTCAGGATGTCATGGGCAATTTAGAAGATCTGGAACAAGAAATGCTGGGTCCAGATTACAAGTACTACAACCAAATCAAAACCCCGACACAGCTAGGAGTGTCCAGTGATGGTGGATTGGACAATGTGGCAAGTGACGTGAGTGCACTGATCGCGTATGTGGAGTTGCTGGTTTCCGGCGGAGGGGCTGCATCCGCCACCGGCAAACCGCTTGGAAACAAATTTTTTTTGAAAACGGGGGCAAAGTGCAAGGTGGTGAGCGACGATTCCACCAATGGCAGCACAGTGGATCGCTACAGCTATGTGAACAATGTGCCGGACGGAAACATCCCATTCATTTCATCCGGACTGGGCGGGGTGCAGTTCACCGACTTTGAGGGATTGATTCCGGGCACAATGTCAAATGCCGCCAACATCAACCCATTGGCAATGTTTCAATCGTTTCAATTGGGTTCCACTCCGGACTGTCAAAATGTGACACTGGAAACGATTGATGCCAACAACAACGTGTCTTCGGCCACCAACTATGTGGCAACCGTTGACATCAAAAACATGCCGGCGTCTTGGTTCCCAAATCAAACCAACCCAATCACGGGAGAAACGGAAAGAGAGGCATTCACCCAACGACGGCGCGGAATGCGCAAGCCGTGTAAAAAACGCATTGGATCCATTCCAAATGGTACGCTGTCCAGTTTGTATTACATGACACTTGGATTTTTATGCCTGGTGATTTTGTACGGACTCACAAAACGGGTTAGCAAATGAATTCATTTGCGTTTTTTGGTGTGAATGCGACGACGGTGTTTTCCTCCATGACGTGTTACTGGTTGTGATTGCAGTTGTTGCGATTGCAGTTGTTGCAGTTGTTGCTGTTGCCGTTGTTGCAGTTGTTGTGATTGCGGTTGTTCTTGGTTTTGTTGCGGTTGTTGCTGTTGTTGCTGTTGCCGTTGTTCTTGGGTTTGTTGCTGTTGTGATTGCAGTTGATGCAGTTCTTGGTTTTGCGGTTGTTGTTGGTTTTGTTGCAGATGATGTGATTGTTGCGGTTGTTGTTGGTTTTTCCGTTGTGATTGTTGTTGTTGGTTTTGTTGTTGTGATTGCTGTTGCAGAGGTCTTCCTGGAATTTGAACCGGACCATATGGAGTTGAAGGTGGATTCCCAAATAATTTTCTTAATGAAAACGGGTTATTATCATTATCAAACCACGTTTTCAGTGTAGAAAAAAAACCTCCTCGTTTCGTGCGTCTGCCATTGTGGGTTTTGCCTTTGCGGATTGTCATTTCAAATTATATACATTACGTCACATATATAATTTTTTAATTTTCAAAATGCATTCACATCTTGACGCGCTTAAACAGTTCAAGCGCTACCAAGCCGCCTGCAACTTGGGCCAGAATGTAGGGCACCAAATCGCTGGATGACAGCCTGCCAGCGGCAACCATGGCAATGGACACAGCCGGGTTAAACATGCCACCGGAAATGGGGCCACCCACCATGATTGCAATTGCCAATGCAGAACCGATGGCGATGGCATTGCCAGTCGCCAAAATGATGTAAATGAAAAACAGACTTCCTAAAAACTCAACCAAATACTTATTCAACATTGCTTGTATTGTTTTTGTTTGTTATGCATTACATACATAATAAATTTTTTTATCATTCCATCTACCCCAATTTAATTACACGTTTGTTTCCATCACCCACAGACGCATCATCTGTTTTTTCAGAGGGGGTTTGTTTTGCCGGTTCTATGTCAAGTATGGAACTACTGTCATTGCCACTTAGTTGTTCCTTAATCAAATCTCCTGCATTTGAACCGGTGTTTGACACGGATTGTTGTGATTGTTGTGATTGTTGTGATTGTTGTGATTGTTGTGATTGTTGTGATTGTTGTAGAATCATGGGTTGCATGGATTGCATGGATTGCATGGATTGCATGGGTTGCATGGGTTGCATTGGTGATGGATACATCATGGGTTGCATCATCATGGGCTGCATCATTTGTGATTGCGATGGCATCACCATGGATTGCATGATTGGCATTAGCATTGGTGAGTGTTGCATCTGTTGTGGTGCGCCTTGTTGCTGGATTGGAGACATGGGCTCGTACATTGGAGACATGGGCTCGTATGACAATTCTGGAATGGGAATGGCATCTGCATTCATTTGGTTCGCTTCACTCATGGCTTGTTCGTCGCGAATGTCCTGCACCGCCAGCGCAAAGTTGTTGGCATACGGCATGCGTTTCAGCATGTCAACCACCGCTTCCGGCTTAATGGGCACACCGTCATTGTAATACAGCATCTGCGCATTCCACCCCTCGGGATGCTCGGTCGGATACTTGCCCCCGTGCTGTTGAACGGACCACATCTGCGTTGGCCCCCCCCGCTCATTGCGAATGATGGACTGGTAAATCTCGCCGCCGTTCGCCTCAAAATTCACAAACTCCCAACCGAGTGATTCAGCCACTTTGGTCGGGTCCTGTTCTTCATCTTCTCCTTCTTTTACAGGGCGCAACGCCGGTCGGTTGTCGGGCTTGGGCGACGCCTCCACGTTTGGCATCCTGTTTGCCCCCAATGCCGCCTTGTTCTCGCGAATCAAGTTCGCCGCGCCACCCAACGTCAACGTCGTCGTGGAAAATGACATGGACGCAATTTGGTCAATGTTGTCCTCCGTGAGCACGCGCATTTGCACGTTCATGGCCTGTAATTCCTGCATGAGCAGCTTGAACGCGTATGGCACGCGCACCACGCTGAAGCTGCGCCCGAACCGCGTCATGTTCTCAATGTTGAGCGCCTGGTTGTCGGACGACGTCAACGTGTCGGCAAAGTGGATCGGCCCGTCCGCCATCGGGCTTATGAACAAGTTCTGCGCCGGGTTGTAAATGGCAATCATGCCCGACTTGTTGCACACCGCCATGTAGTACTCGTCCCCGCGCTCCAGCATGGACTGCCGCAAAAAGTACGCTGCCCCGTGCGCAATCACGCCGTCGCGCTCCATTTCACCGATGCGCAAGCCGCCGTCGTTGGCGCGACCCTGCACCGTTTGGCGCGTGAGCACGGTGCGCGGTCCGCGCGTGCGGTAATTGATCTTGTCCTTCACCATGTGTTTGAGTCGCATGTAGTACGTGGGCCCCATGAAAATCTGGCTCTCCATGCGCTCGCCCGTCATGCCGTTGTAAAGCATCTGGGTGCCGCTGCTGTGGTAGCCCAGCTCCGTCAGCATTTTGCCGAACACTTGGTGTTTGGACCCGTGGTTCACGAACGCGGTGCAGTCGCCGAACCCGCCCTGCAGCACGCACGCCTTGCCCATCAACGTCTCCACCAGCTGCCCGATCGTCATGCGCGTGGGCAGCGCGTGCGGGTTAATGATGAGGTCGGGGCGCGTGCCGTCTGCCGCAAACGGCATGTCGGCTTCCGGTATAATCAGCCCCACCGTGCCCTTCTGCCCCGCACGCGAACAAAACTTGTCACCGATGCCCGGCATGCGCTCCTCGCGAATGCGCACCTTTGCCAACCGCT